CGCGGCGTCGCGCGAGATCGCCCCAGGCCCGTACCCGTCGTGCTGTGAGGCCCACGAGTGCGAGACGAAGCAGGCGTGGCACCGCAGGAAGAACCTTCAGATCCGAGTGGAGGCGCTCCGGACCCCGCCCGCCTCCCCCGCGTCCGCCCCCTCCAGGGGGACGGACCACGACCCCGCCACCAAGGAGCAGTCATGACGACGAGGCTCACCGACGAGCAGATCGAGGCCCTTCGCCAAAAGGCGATCAAGTGGATGCATCCGATCACCGAGGAGGAGGTGATCGCGCTCATCGACGAGGTCCGTGCCTCGCGCTCCTCCTCGGGCTCCGGGGAGAGGGAGGCGGTGCTCGACCTCGTGAAGGAGTACGGCCTCGCATGCCGCAAGGTGATGACCGGCGCCGGTACCGAGACGGAGGCCATCGCTGCACTCGACGCGGTCCGCCGCGCCCTCTCGTCCGCTCCCCCGTCCCCCGACTCCGGTGAGCGGGTCAGGGCGCTGGAGGAGGCGCTGCGGGAGTCTCGCCGCTGCGGCGACAAGCTCGCCAAGGAACTGCGCGGGTGGCGGGACACGTACGTCAGCGACGACGAGGAAGACCCCGAGGGCTGGCTCGCGCTGGACGGGTGGGCGAAGTCTTCCGATGCGAGGGACCTCGCCCTCTCGCCCCAGGGGGACGCGACATGAGGCCAGCCGTTCGGTGCGAGGGCCGGACAAGGAAGCGGGCGTGGAGTAACCCGCACGCCCCGATGGCGCAGTGCTCGCGGAATGCCGCGGTGGTGATGGTGCACCCGGACGGCAAGCGCCGGGAGTCGGTGTGCCGCATCCACGCTCGTCGGTTGGAGTCGCTGGGGTGGACCCCGGAGCAGGGAGGGACGGAGCGATGAGCGCACTCACGAAGGCGCAGCGGTCGATGCTGGTCGAGGCCGCTCGGATGCCACGCCTGGGGTTCGATGGCGTCGGGTCCCGGAACTGCGCGCGGCGACGGATGCTGGAGCGGATGGCGGAGGCGGGGCTGCTCCGGGACGTCGGGCTGGGCGTGCTGGCCGACGGAGACGGATTCACCGAGAAGCCCGAGCGATGGATGACCGTGTACGAGATCACCGACGCCGGGCGGTCGGCGTTGGGCGCCCCCGAACCGAAGACGAAGGAGTGACCATGGATTGCTACGACGCGAAGTGGTGCCCCGATGGCGACTGCGCGGTGTGCGACTACGCCATCAACCAGACGACGGGCCGGCGTTTCGTCTGGGCCAAGGTTCGTCAGTTTCTCGTCCGCGTGGGGCGGCGCGACTTCGGTGCCGGCCGCGTCGCCTACCAGCCCCCGGTCTACGCCACGCACGAGGACGCTCTCCGGGAGGTGATGCGGACCGGACGAGCGGCCGTGTTCGAGGAGGACGAGCGCGGCGGGTACCGGAAGACGTGGGAGGACGGAACTGTCAGCGACGGGAAAGGGGACGACCGTGGGTGACCTCCGAGATGATCTGATCAGGCTGGCGGAGGGATGGGAGTCCCGCGTCCACGGCGGCAGCGGCTCCGGGAAGCGGTCCACCTACCGGACGTGCGCGTCCGAGCTGCGGTGCCTCCTCGCCCGCCACCCCGCCCCGTCCCCCCGCTCGGAGGCGCCGGCTCTGCCCGTTCGCAACACGTCGACCGAGGAAGGCCGGGCGTTCTGGTCGTCGGCGGAACAGGCGGCCGCGGAGGTCGAGTCGTGGCCGGACTGGAAGCGGGCGGGGATCAACGAGGCGGAGTCGCGCGCGCGGGCCCGCTCGGAGGCGGAGCCCGAGGCACCGCGGGAGGTCTACTTCGCGCGCTGGGTCGCGTCGCGCCCCTGTGAGTGCGCTCCGGGCAGGCCCCCGTGCTTCCCGTGCGGAGCTCGCGCCGTGACCGCCCGCGCCCCCGTCCCCGCGGAGTCCGCGACCACTAGAACGGAGAATTGCGGCCACGTCGATGACGGGTGGGAGCAGTTCCCGTGCACGCTGCCGACGGGGCATGGCGGGGACCATGCTTGGACGGGGTCGGTGTCGCTGCGGTCCGCCGCGACCAAGGGAGAGGAGGACGGACGGTGACCGCTCACCTCATCGAAGTCACGCTCCGATGCGTCGTGGACGCCCGGAAACCATCGGACCTCGCGTGTGCGCTCGACATGCTCCGCTCCCAGGAGAGGGAGACGTACCCGTCGATCAATGCCGGGGTCTTCTCCAGGGCCGGGTCGTTCCGGGTTCGATGTCTAGGGGTCAAGGCGGTTCGGGAAACCGGAGGTGATCCGTGAGCCGCGTCACGAAGATCCAGAAGCAGCACCGGAGGGAGAGGCAGGCGCGGCGGGCCCGGTGGATCCGCGGGTGCGCCCGGTCGATGCGCGAGCGCCGCTGGCACCGCTGCGCTGGCATCGACGAGGCCTGCACTTGGGTGCCCCGCAGCATGCGGCGGTGCTTCCGCGGGATCCTCAAGGGCCAGGCTCGGCGCTCCGCTGGCGGAGGAGGAGGCAGCCGATGACGCGCCCCTTGCCGACCCGAGACGACGTGCTCCGCGCCCGCGACTGGCTGCGCGCCGGCGCCCCGGCGGCGCCCACCAAGCGCGCCGCGGACGCGGGACCCGACCGCGCCGTCGCCGTCCTGCTGCAGCTCATCGAGGCCCTGCCGGACCGGATCCCCGAGTACTGCTACGGCTACCAGCCCCCGGGAGACGCGCCATGACCGCCGTCGCCGTTCTGGACCCCGAGGAGCTCGAGGCGCGCGTCGCCGCCGCCGTCGGGCGCGCCCTCGAGCCGGTCCGCGCCGAGCTCGCCCGCCTGCGCGAGGAACGGGCAGCCGAACCCCTCACGATGCGCGAGGCGGCCAAGCGCCTCGGCGTGTCCCTCCGCACCGTCGAGCGCCGCGTCGCCGCCGGCGAGTTCCGGGTGGTCCGCACCGGCCGGGCTGTGCGGGTGTTCATCCCTTCGGACGAGGGGTGACACGGTGCAGCGCCTCGGGGTACCGTCCGGACCCATGTCCCGACGCCGCTGGGGTAGTGGCGAGCTCGTCCCCCCCGCGCGCCCCGGCGGCCCCTGGGCCTTCCGCTGGCGCGAGAACGGCCGCCGCAGGTACAAGGGCGGCTTTCCCACCCGCGACCTCGCCCAGCGCGCCTTGGACCGCCTGCGGGGCCGTCTCGCTGAGCAGCGCGCGGGGCTCCCGCCCGAGCTGCGCACCCTCCCCACCCTCGGCGCCCTCGCCGAGGAGTGGCTCGACCGGCGTCAGCACACCCACCGCGACTGGCGACACGACCGAGGCCGATGGACCGGCCACCTCGCCCCCGCCTTCGCGAAGCTGAAGCCGCCCGAGGTCGACTCCGGCCGCATCCGGTCGTTCGTCGAGGACCGGCTCCGCGCTGGCCTCGACCCCGCCACGGTCCAGCTCTGCGTCCGCGAGCTCTCCACCCTCTTCTCGGACCTCGCCGAGCGGCCGGCGGAGACGGGCGTCCAGGTGAACCCCGTGCGCGGGCTGCCGCGCGCGACGCGCCGCCTCTTCAAGCCGCGCCACGACCCGCGGCTCGTGCCCTACGTCGAGACCCTCGCCCAGGTCCGGAGCCTCTTCCGGACCATGCCGCGCGTCGAGGGCGTGGCCTACGCGATCGGCGTCCTCGCCGGCCTGCGCACCGCGGAGATCCTCGCCGTCGAGTGGGAGCGGATCGACCTCGACGCCCGAAGACTGATCGTGCGGTGGCAAGTCCAGCACGGCGAGTTCGCGCCGCTGAAGGATGACGAGGCGCGCATCGTGCCGATCTCCTCCGCCCTCCTGCCGGTCCTCGCCGCCTACCGCCTCGAGACGGGCGGCCGCGGTCTGCTGTTCCCTCCCGCGCACCCCGGCCGCCGCTCCGGGCCCACCCGGAAGCCCGCTCGGTTCATGCGGCCGCACCGCCTCGCCGACGCGCTGAAGGCCGCCGCGCGCGAGGTGGGGCTGCCGGCGATCTGCGACTGGGAGAAGCCCTGGTACCAGGCGACCCGGCACACCTACGCGAGCCAGTACGTCCTCGCCGGCGGTTCGCTCGAGCAGCTCTCCGTGCTCCTCGGCCACTCCTCGACCGAGGTCACGAAGCGGTACGCCCACCTACGGCCGGACGCCCTCGCCCGCGCGGACGTGGACCGCATCGCCGTCGACCTGACGGGGGGTCCCGCCCCCGTCCTGAGCCTGAAGGATGGCCAGCCGTTGGCCAGTGCGACCCGCCACGGCGAGGGGCGGATCGCTGGGAAACACAAGCGGGCGTGATTTTGGGGCCGTGGTGGAACGGTAGACACAGGGGACTTAAAAGACCCGACAGGCTGTCGGGGCCTGCCGGCACCGACCCGCCACACACCGCCGAACGCGCTGGGAGGCAAGCGGTTCAGGCCGATCCGGAGCGATGTGCCTGTCGGCGCCTCCCGACCCGTCCCACCTCGAGATGGCCAGAGAATGGCCAGTCTCGCTGAAACGTCAGTGGCCGCGGCGATGATGCCCGTTCCATGTCTTCGACCCCTCGCCGTCCCGACGTCGCGGCCCGAGCGAAGCGGGAGCTCGCGGCGGCCGATCGCCTCGAGTGCGCCGTCTGCGGATGGAAACCTCCGCCGGACTTGGGCCGGCAGGCGCTATCACGGTGCGTGCAGCTCCACCACGTCGTTCCGCTCGCGGAGGGCGGAGTGGAGGCGCCGGAGAACCTGGTCCCCCTCTGCCCGACCCACCACGTGGTCGCGCACGCCCTCCTGAAGCACCGTGACGAGATCGCCCCGGGGCTCGCCCCGCGGACGCGCTCGGAGCTCGTGGAGGCGCTCCGCTGGATCGAACTCCCGCGGGCGCGGCGAGCGCGGAAGGTGCGGGAGCAGACCAACGTGGAGAAGGCGCGCTTCGCCCAGCAGGGCCGGATCGCCGCGTTCCTGCGCTGGTTCGCCGATGAGCTTCCCCAGGGGCACGACATGAAGCCGGGCATCCACCGCGCTGGCGAGCTGCTCGAGCAGGCGGCCTTCGCCGTGCCCGAGTGGTGGCGCGACCGGCCGAAGAAGGTCCTGGCGTTCCTGTTCGGGGAGCGCGAGGACGACCGGGCGGCGTAGGCCCCCGGGTTCGATTCCCGGCGCCTCCACTTGAAGTTCCGGGATGTTGCGAGCCCGGCCCGAAGATGACCCGAACGGAAGCATCGGGCGCGGGCCGGGCGCCGCGCGTCCGCCAGGTGAGAGGTCCGGAGGTAGCGCGACGGCGGGGCCCTCTCCTCCCGCTCGGCGCCCTCCGACCTGCGGGTAGGCTGCTCGGCATGACCGAGACGACGATGCCGTCGCAGAATGCCGACCTCGTGTTCCGTACGATGGGCTCGCTCCTGACGCAGCAGCCATCCTCAACCGTCGCGCGTCTCTCGGCCGCGACGAACCTGTCGATCAACGACACCGAGGCCGCCCTCGCGGAACTCCACGCCGTGGGCCGGGTGCGGCAGAACGAATATGGCGAGTGGTTCATCCGGTTCGACCCCGGACCGCGGTAGGCTTCGACCCACCTGTGCGATGGCACCTTGCCGGCCTGGTCGTGGTGCTGTCGGCGTGCGCCTCGGCGCCGCCGCTCGTCTTCACGCCCGCCGCTCCGGAGCGCGACAGCCGCGGCCAGTTCGCCCGATCGAAGTCGATCCGCGCCGCGTTCATGCGCGAGCACCCGTGCCCCTCGACGGGGGCGACCAGCGGCCGGTGCGACGGGTGGCAGGTTCACCACCACGTCCCGCTCTTCTGCGGCGGGACCGACACCGTCGACAACCTGCGGTGGATCCGGACCGAGGACCACCGCGCCTTCCACACCGACCGCTCCTGCGAACCGTGACGTCCGCCGGTCGTCGGGGGGCAGGCCGCGCTAAGCTGTTCGGATGTCCGCCCCGAAGCCCCACGAACCGATCGACCTGAAGACGTTGGACGGCCTATCCGACGAGAATCTCGATCAACGGATCGACTACTTCCTGGGGCAGCCCGCGCCCGGGCGCGCGGACACTACCACAGACGGTAGCCCGCCTGTCCGCTAGGCCAGTCGACGCGGAGCACGCACTCGGGCCACGCTACCGCGCCGGAGGCGGCGATGGTGGTGCACTACGCGGTCATCGAGGGCGACGACCTCCGCCCGCTCTGCGACGACTGGGCCGGCTCGCCGAGCTGGACCAGAGCGGCCGCGGCGGTGACGTGTCCGCGGTGCAGGGAGATGCTCGAGCGTAGCGCGGAGCGCGTCAGGGCGGCCGGATAGGGTCCGCGGCCATGGGGAAGAACCGCGAACTCCAGCGCCGTCGTGCCGAGCAGAAAGAACGGCAGAGGCTGGAACGAAAGTCGGCCCGGAAGGCGCGACGGGCAGCCGAAGCGCGAGCGGACAAGCCGGAGGTTTCACCGCTCGGACGCATTCGCCTCATGATCGCCCGGTCGCCGGGCTCGGTCTTCACGCTCCTGGCCACGCTTGCCAGCATCGTCGGTGGCTACGTCATGCTCCGTCCGGACGTCACGTTCACGCCGCTCGGGATGGCTCGGCCCGATTCGCCTCAGACCGCGTCGTTCGAGGTGAAGAACGCCAGCGTCTACTCCCTGTTCGATGTCGCGATCACCTGTCACGTGAACCTGCTGGATAGCACACCCATCTACTTCGAGGATCTCGGCGTAAAGACTCCGCGTGGGGGGATGAAGACGCCCGAGTTGGAGCGCGGGGAGAAGAAGACGGTCACGTGCGGCATGAGCCCGTTCCCCGGCATCCGCCTCGCGGACTTCACGATCATCGCGGAGTACAGGCCGCCCATGTGGGCGTTCTTGGCGGATAGGGCGAAGTCCCGCCGGTTCGTCGCACGGAAGATGGCAGCCGGCTGGACGTGGGAGGAGCAGCCCACGCGCGACACGCCCCTGCGCTAGGACTCGCGTCGTTCGCCGCTACCGTTCGTTCGTCGGTGCCCTGGTGCCGGGCTCCGCGAGCAGCCGCTCGATCTCCGGGATCGCGCCGGCGACCTCGCGGTACGGTCGGGCGGCCAGGTACTCGAGGAGGCCTCGGAGCACGGGCTCGGGGACGGGGATCATGCGGACCTGCGGGGCCTCGGGGGTCGTGGTGGCGGGCATGGGGTCCTCTACGGGTTGAAGACGCGGACGGACACGGTCTGCGAACCGGCCGGGGTGATCGGGGCCGCGGAGACGTTCGCGGTCCGGAGCGTGACCGTGTTGGTGGCCGACACGTAGGCCGACTGGATGAGACCGGCCTCCAGTGTCGCGGGCCCGCCCACCGACACCTCGGCTCCGACGGCGGCGCCGGTGACGGTGATGTTCTGCGTCACCGTGGCGCCGGCTGCGATGGCCCCGGTGGAGAGCGTCGTGGTGGCGCGGATGCTGGCGCTGATCGCGGTCCCGGACGCGCCGATGGTCGTTCCGTTCGCGTCGAACTTCGCCACGTCCGTCGCCGCGTTGACGGACATCGTGATCGAGGACGACCCGAGCTTCAGCGGCTTCCAGGCGGACCCGGGAGCAAGGCTGCCGAGGAAGCCCACGCCGGCGGTCTCGTTCCACCGCAGGAAGATGGCGCCCGAGGACGCACCGCTCGTCGGCTCGCGGCCGACCACGAGATCGTCCCCGGTCCAGTATGACGGGCCGTACACCGTCGCGACGCTCTTCACGTGCAGACGCGCGCCGGTCGGGGCTGAGACGCCGATCCCGCAGTTGCCCGTGACGCCATCAACCATGAACGGCGTCGAGAGCCCTGCCGCTCCGACGGTGAGGGTCGCGGTAGGGGTCGAGTTCCCGCCGATCCCGACGCGGGAGTTGTTCAGGTCGATGAACAGATCGTTGACGTACGTATTGGGTGTGGCCGCCAGGCTGTGACCCAGCACGATCCCGCGCGTTCCTCCGACGGGGAGGACGACGTTGCTGCGCATGTACGCGACGCCCGTGCCTGGGTTATCGAACCCAAGCCTCATCACGCCGCCGCCTTCGACGAGATCGAACCCGGGGCTGGTGGTCGTCATCGCTCCCGGGTCGGCGGGCCACTCGACCTGGAACACGGGCGCGCTCACCCGAGGCGAGAACGCCGCGAGCGTTCGGTCGAGAACGAGACCCCACGTGGACCGGTCAACCGCCCACTTCCACGTGTCGTAGCCGGTGCCCCAGTTGTGGGTGAACGCCAGGGATCTCGACTGCCATGCGCCAGTGCTGGGGTTCCCGAAATCGAGGTTCCACTCGAAGTCGGCGTTCGGGTCAGGGTTGGCTCCGCTCTGCGTCCAGTGCGACTCGAGCTGGAACGACACCGACCCGAGCGTGTTCACGTCGCGCGTTCGGTTTCCACCACTCCCCGCGACCGCGTCCTCCTTCCAGTTGTACTGGATCGCGAACACCTGGTCGTCCCGGTTCGGAGCCGGAGCGGAAGTCGAACAGAGGCGCCACGACGCGTTGCCGGCGTGAGGCGTGAGCCTCAGCGCCTGGGCCTCCGGAACCGCATGCCCGTCCTGGAACACCTTCTCGCCGGCGAGTGTCTGCGCGGCCGTCGTGATGAGGCCGCGCGTCGCCGCCCCCGCGTCAGGCGGGTCGTACGCGAGGGACGCCCACGCGGTCGACCCATCGCCGACCTTCCGCCGGCCCGTGTCGGTCTCGAGTGCCTGCTCACCCTGCGCGAGCACCGGGTTCGCGGACGTCCACTGCGCAGCCGTGCCGCGGCGGAGCTGGATCTTGGTCGCCATCAGGGAGTCCCTCCGTCAAAGGCGGGCAGCGTGCCGCCCCACACCGAGTCCGGCGCGCCGCCATCGATGTTCGTGAGCAGCGCCGCCGCGGCCTGCTGCGCGGCGAGCGCCGATGCGGCGGACGAGCTCGCCGAGCCGGCTGCTGCCGTCGCCGAGGCCGACGCCGCATCCGCCTGGGCCTGCGTCGACGCGATCGACGGCGCCACCGCCGCTCCGGCGACCGCATCGAGCCGCGTCACCGCGCCGATGTCGACCGGGCTCGGCGCCGTCGCGACCTGCCACTTCTCCTCCCAGGAGTACGGCACACCGCGGTCGTCCTTCAGCGCGAACGCGACCCGATAGAACGTGCCGCTCGGCACGATCGCGTCGTTGGGGCAGAGGCCCCATCCGGCTGGGAGCGCGCCGTCCGAGCCGAGCTCCGCCCGGATCGACGATGCCACGCGGTGCGAGGCGGCGCCGTCCAGCGCCGACCCGGACTGCGAGAGTTTCGCGGTCAGCGTGCCGCTCGTGGGCGCGACGCCGCTCGGGAGGAGCACCTTCCCCGTGATGACGGTCTTCGGGATCGCCACGGCGCCTCCGCGCTACTCCACGTCATCGTGCTTCGAGACGTACAGGCTCCCCGCGGTCCCGGCCTGGAGGTAGTGCAGCGTCACCCCGGCCGCGGGGACCTGCCACCACGTCTCGGAACTCGCGGCGAGGTACTCGCGGTTCGACGCGGTCGCCTGGTCCGCCACGCCGATGAACGCCGGCTGCGCGCCGGTGGCGATGCGGTAGACCGCACCGGCCTCGAGCGCCTGCGTCTGGTCCGACGCGGACATGGTGAGGGTGAAGCCCTTCGCGGCGACCGGCGGGCCGAACCGCTGGGCCGTGCCGCGCATCGCGCGCTGGATGAGGCCGCTGGGATCCTGTGCGCCCATGGTGTCCTCCTACGCCCCGGCGACCCTGCGCTCGGGGGATGACGTGGTCTGGTCGATGCCCACCTCGGGCGGTGCCGGAGGCGGAGCTGCGGTGCGGAGGTGGCTGGCCCGGAGGCGGCCGAGGAGCTCGCGGAGCGGCTCGACGACATCGCGCATCCCCTCGAGGAGCCGCCGCATCTCGACGAGCGTCGCCCGGGCATCGTCCTGGCCGCGCTCCAGCGCCGCGAGCCGCTCCTCGATCTGGCGGTGCTTCTCGTCGTGGGCCCGGCGCACGGCGTCGTAGGAGTCCCCCTGCATCCGCAGGCGCTCCTCCTGGCGGTCGAGATGGCGCTCGATCCGGCGCGCGAAGGTGGCGAGGAGCGCCGCGCCCTGGTCGGCGGTGCGCCGGCGCGCCGGCTTCCGGGGCCTCGCGCGGGGGCTCACGGGCAGACCTCCCGCCTCGCGCAGCCGTCGCGATCGAGGTTCTCGACCTTCGCCTTGAGCTTGGCGATCTCGTCGTTGATCTCCCGGAACCGCTTGTTCCCCTCCTCCAGACGGACGCGCTGGCCGGCGACCTCGGCGACGAGGTTCTGCACCGCCTTGGACACCTCGGCGATCTCGCCGAGCGTGCGCTTCGCCAGGAGCGCGATGGCCCCGCCCGCGACGAGGAGGAGGATCTCGATGATCAGCCGCGTGTTCGAGTCCATCAGCCATGCCCTCCGGTGACCACCAGCGCGCGACATCCGGACGGCGGCGGCCCACCGACACGCCCGACCCCGGGGACCTGCCCTGGGACCGCCGCCGCCCAGCTCTGGAACCGCCCGCGCATCAGAAGAGGACCCCCAGGAGCCCGATCACGCCGCCCGGCCCGGCCGCGGCGCCGGCGAACCCCTCCGGCCCCCATCCCCACAGGTCCGCGCGGTAGGTCGCGCCCGCGCCAGCCACCCACCCGCCACCGCCCGGCCCCGCGGCGCCTCCGCCGAGCAGGCCGGCGCGCCACCGGCGCTCCGCCGCGGTCGCTGCGCACGCCCCCGCCGCAGGCTCCGCCACGTAGACCCGGGTCAGGTCGACCGAGAGCGGCCCGCGCGCCAGTTCCTCGCCATCGGCGGCGCGCCGCGCGGCGATGGTCAGGAGCAGCGCCCGGGCGCCCCGGTCGCCCTCGACGCCGACGCCGGCGAGCTCGAGGCGGAGGGCGTCACCCTCCCGGAGCAGCACGCGCGGCGCCGGGGGCCCCGCCGGAGCGGGCTCGCCCGGGCGCGCGGCACCGTGCGCCGGCACGGGGTCGGTCTGCCCCCGGACCGCGAGAAGCGTGCGCAGCGGCCCGATCTCCTTCCGGAGCCGGTCGCGCTCGGCGCGGACCTGGGGGTACTCGGCGAGCATACGCCGCGCCTCCTCGTCGACGGCCGGCTGCGGGACCTGATCGACGACAGGAACGCCCGCGCCGCGCATCTTGGCGTCCTGCGTCTCCCGCGCGGCCGCCGCCGCGAGCTCGCCCTCGGCCCGCGAGGCGCGGCCGCAGGACCGGACGTAGAGCAGCGACAGGAGGCAGGCCGCCACCGCGAGGACCGGCGTCCGGCGGGCCCACAGCCACCGGCCCGCCGCGGCCGCGCGCTCCCGCGTGACGCCGGCCGACCAGGACCGGAGCAGCGCGAGGGCCCAGGTCACGGCGTGCCTCCCGGCGTCCAGAGCGCGCGCTGCGGGAAGGCGACGTAGGCGAGCACGCCCCCGACCGCGGCCACCACCGGGGGCCACCGAATCCACTGGGTGACGATCGGCCAGTAGGCGTGATCGGGGTCGAGCGCGTCGGCGGCGAGGTACGCCGCGAGGACCGACCACCAGAGGATGACCAGCGCGGTCGCGATCCAGCCGTCCCAGGTCGGGCGGGTCCAGTTCACGAAGAAGTGCACGCTCAGACCCGAGAGCGCGTACGCGATCGACGGGAACCCGCGGTACGCGAGCCGGCGCGCCTCCTGCGAGACGAGCAGGACCGGCCACCCGCGGGCGCGGAGGGCGAGGAGCACGAGCTCCCAGGCGAGCCACGCGAGGAACGGCCCGACGACGAGCCAGCGGGTGACGAGGTCGACGGCGCGCGGGGTCACGGGGTGCCTCCGGGCGGAGGCTGCTGTCCGCCGGGCTGCTGGTCGGTCATGAGTGCCGACTTCGCTCCGGCGATGCCTCCGCCGGTGGCGAGGCTCTCGACGCCGTGCTTCGCCGCGATGGTGCCCGTGATCACCCCGACCGCGATCGAGAAGGCGCCGAAGAGGTCCTTCCCTGGCACGGGAACCCCCAGGCACAGGGCGAGGCCGACGGTCAGGAACACGAGGGCGACCACCCCGAAGAAGATCGTCCGGCTGCCGGGTTCGATGCTCATGCGGACCTCGGGGGGACGGGGATCTCGACCGCGGTGTCCGGCCAGCGCGCGGCGACCGCGGCCTCGAGGGCGAGGACGTCGCGCGAGTAGTCGTGCCCAGTGGTGACGTCGTCGATGGCGTCCGGGCGCCCCGCGGAGACGGCGGAGCGGAGCGCCTTCGCCGCGCGCACGGCGCCCGCGTTGTAGGCGACGACCACTGCTCGCTCGAGCATCGCGGCGTCCCCGGTCACGTCCCGGAGCACGCGGCGCGCGATGTCCATGTGCTGGGCCGCGGCGTAGGCCTGGAGGTCCACCTGCCACGGCGCGTCCGGCGGCGGGATGAGGTCCCGGCACGCGCCGAGGATGTCGAGCTGGAACAGCCCGCGTCCCCACCCTCGGCCGTCCCGCGGCGTCGCGTATGGGCCCGGCAGCACCTCGCCCCGCGAGTCGCGCGGGAGGCTCCACCCCGCCGCCTTGAGCGTCGAGCGGAACCCGCCCGTGTCGGGCCACTGGACGACCCCGAGCTCGTGCGTCCAGTGCCCGGTGCGGAGGACCCAGTCGCCGGTGCCCGTCGGAGATCCCCGCGGCCGGTACCCGGGCGCCCAGCCGGCGTGCGTCTCGCGCAGGCAGATCGCCGCGAGGAGGCTGACCCGCTCCGGCCGCGTCCCGTGCTGCTGGGCGTAGGCGAGCGCCCCCTGGGCGAACGCCGCCAGGTAGGGCTCGACCTGCGGGATGACGGACGCCGGGGTCATGGCTCCGGCGTCAGTGCGACCGCAGGGTGCAGAGCACGCGCGCGACGCCCGAGGCGGACGCCGACTTCACGGTGAGGAACGCGCACGGGCGGAACGGGTAGACCGTCACCGAGGAGCCCGCGGCGTCCGGGTGCGTGGTGCCCGCCGAGTCCGGGTCGAACACCAGCACCGCCGTCTGGCCGGTGGCGACCGTGATGGTGGGGAGCTGGCCCACGGTGGTCGCGAAGGTCGGATCCCAGCACTCGGCCTGGACGGACCGGGACGCGCCGGTGGCGACGTTCGTGAACTCGCAGTCGGCGCTCCGGTACATCCGCGTGTCCATGTTCCCGGAGTTGACCGCGGCGCCGGTGGCGACCGCGCCCGGGTCGAACGTGGCGGCGTACGGCGAGGGGTTCCACGAGCCGTTCTGCGCCGTGGAGGTCGGGGGCGTGGCGGTCGCGGCGACCGCGGAGGACACGACGAGGCACGCCGCGAGGGCGGCGAAGAAGACGCGGAGACGCATGGAGGAGGCTCCCTTCGGGGCGCGGTGACGGGGGTCCCGATTCACGCCCGCGAGTGGCACGCCTTGCGCGCGCGCGCCAGCCCGACCGCCGCTTCCGGGCCTTGCCCGGGCCCGCCCGTCCCGCTACGGTCGAGGGGTGTCGCCCGCGGCGTGCCCGTCCTGCCGTCACGACCTCGCCGTCGGGGCGCTCCGATGCCGGTGGTGTGGCTCCGACGCCCGGGACGCGCCGGTCGAGGCCCGGGTCTCCGTCGCCCTCGACTCCCTCCTCTCGGACGCCCAGGTCCGAGCGCTCGCGCTCCTCGACGAACTCCACGCGCTCGCGCCGGCGGTGGGGATCTGGCTCCGGCAGGACCCGGCGACGCGGGGCCCCCGCCCGGACGTCCACCCGGACCACCGCGAACGGGTCGAGCACCTCCTCGCGGAGATGGACCTCGTGCGCGCGCGACTCCAGCGATGATCCTGGTCCTCGCACTCCTCCTCGCCGCCGAGCCGGCCGGGATCGCGCGCGTCGATCCCCCTGCGCCTGCCCGCACGCCAGACCTCCGGGTCGACTGGGACGCACCCTCGCGCGCGCTCGCCCCCCCGCCAGCGCTCCCGGCGTATCGGGACGGCTGGTCCGAGGCTCGGCGCTGGACGTGGTACGACCTCACGCTCCAGGCCGCCTTCGTCGGCGTCGTCGCCGTGGACTGGATGCAGACGAGCGACTTTCGCGCGCACGGCGCGGAGGAGTCGAATCCGCTGCTCGGATCTCACCCGAGCCAAGCCAAGGTCAACCTGCTCTTCATCGGCGCGCTCGCGGGACACACCCTCGTCGCGCACCTGGCGCCGCGGCCATTCCGCACGATCTGGCAGGTCATCTTCATCCCGCCCGAGCTCGTCGCGATCCACTCGAACCGGGCGCTCGGGACCGGCCTGCGGATCCCGTTCTAGGCTGCGCGGAACTGGATCCCGTCGAAGTAGGCCCACCCGGACCCGACCGCGCCATAGCTGGTGACCGTCCCGTCGGACTGAACCACCACGGAGGACGCACCGATGCTCTTCGAGCAGATGAACGCCCTCGTCGTCGCGGGACGGTAGCCCGCCGGAAGCGTGAAGACGATCAGACCCGGATCGGAGGTCCAGTTGGCCTGGCCCTCGATGTGGACGATCCCCTGGGCGTCCCTCCAGTACTTCACCTCGGTGCCCGTGACGTGCGCCCACCCGGCGTTGAGCGTCGGCTGGGTCGGGCTGGTCCCGTTGCCCATGAGGAAGGCGACGAAGTCCGCGAGCTTCCGAAGCCCGACGTTGAACCCCTCTTCGCTGAGAACGTCGGTGCTCTGGGCGACCGTGATGGCCGCGGTGTCGTGCGGTGAGATTCCGGACGCGCTGCCGTTGTACGTCGTGCTCATGAGCCTCTCCTCACCCTGCCGGCGGGGTCCACGTCGCCGAGATCCCGGCGCCGACCTGCGCCCAGGTCTGGCCGGGGTAGCTGTTCCAGTGGTCGTCGCCCGGATAGCCCCACAGGGGCCCGCCGGCGACGACGAGTTTCACGCACCGGGCGTGCCCCGGCTTCCACCTCGAGATGAGATCCCGGATCCCGTCCACCTCGTCGGAGCCATCGACCGGCGGCGTCGGGATCCAGGCCGACAGGATCGGGCCCACGAAGAGGACGGCGAAGTCCGGCCAAAGTTCGGCGGGCGAGCCGCCGAGGTGGACGACGCCCAGGTCGGCGATCACGAGCGCGTTCTCGGGGGTGTGCACCGTCGGGTCGAAGTCGGCTCGGAGCGTGAACTGGCGCCCGCCGGCGACCGCGTCGCCCTGCGTCTGGATCGCCACGCGCCCGGCCGTCGGGCGGTACCCGGCCCAGTAGAACGCGAGCAGCATGCCGTAGGGCGTTCCCGCCCAGCGCCAGGCCTCCCACGCGCCCCTCAGCCGGGCGCGGTACGAGTCTACGGTCTCGGTCCTGCCCCGGGTGATTCCCCGCTCCCGACCGATGAGCGGGAGCGCGTCGAGCGGCGCGGCCCCAGGCATGCGCGCCTTCACGCCCTGCTTCAGCGCGTCGGCGAGCCAGTCCTTCTGTGCGCCCCGCGCCTTCAGGAGCGCGGCGCCCCAGGGGTCCCGTAGCCACCCCGGCGCGAGTTCGCTGGACTCGTAGTCAGCGAAGGTCGGCATCAGGTGTTGCTCCAGGACAGGCCGGCGGAGAGCGTCGCGACCTGGGACGTAGTGAGGGCGGTGTCTCCGGCCGGAGCCGCGATCGTGACGTTCTCCACGCCGGTGATCCGGATGAGCGCGCCGAAGATGGCGGCGCGGTAGATGGTCCCACCGATCGGGGTCGCGGCGATGAGGTCGGCGAGGTTCACGGCTGCGGCTGCCAGCGCGGCGGTCTGGTACTGCGCCTTCCCGTAGAGCGTGGCCGTCACCGTCACCGCAAGAGGGGTGGCATTCGTGACGACCGGGGTGGTCCCGAGGGGCGCGCGCGGAGTGATGTAGTTCTGCGCCGCGGTGACCGCGCCGGCGGCGACAGCTCCGGAGGCCCCCCCGACGTAGATGTCGACGCGCCCAGCGACGGTGCCGGACGCGACGACCTTGGTCCGCGTGATGGTCGCGTCGGCGGTGCGCGCCCAGAGGTCGTACGACGCCGCCGGCGAGCCAAAGCCCGACTCCGGCCACCGCGCCTCGCACCTCGAGCGCAGCGCCGCGTCCGTCTCCTCGTCGACGCCGGCGACCGTGAGCCAGGATCCCGTGCCCGGGTCGGGGTTGTTGCAGGTGACCCCGGCGAGCTGGGTGAGCATGGTGGTGATGGTGCTGTTCGCGACGTTGTACGCGGCGCCCGGGGACTCCGCCTGGACCACGAGGTCGAGCGTGCCGCCCCTGACGAGCGTGACGTTCGTGGTGTTCGCGCTCTGGAAGCGGAGCCCCGACGTCGAGGCGACGCGGAGTTGCCCGGGGGCGATCGTGTAGGGGCCCGCCTCGGCGGTCGCCGTGAGCCGCACCGTGCCCCTCGTCGCCACCGCAGCGTTGCGGGTGAGCCCGTACACCTCGGACGCGAGGAGCGTGAGCCAACTCGCCGACGCCTGGTGCAGGAACCCGCCCTGCGTGATCGCGACGACGAGCGCGGTGAGGTCCGAGAGCGCCTGCGCGTCGATCTCGACGAGCGTCCGGGCAACGTCGCCCTCGCGCCAGGAGTCGACAGGGAAGGTCGGAGTCGCCATCGCGAACGAGTACACGTCGGCGAGGACGAACGACGTGCCCGCCCCGGCCGGCCCGGCGGCGAACGTGAGGGAGACGCCCGTCGAGCCGAGCGCGACCGGGCCCGAGGCCGGGACTGTCGCCGCGGCGCCGTAGGTCGCCCCGCCGTCGTAGCTGATCTGGTACGCCGCCGCCCCGGGCTCGCCCGCGGTGCTGATCTTCACCCGGACGTCGACGTACGACGCGACGGGGGTTCCGGAGAGCGCCAGCGAGCCCGTGCCCGTCCCGACGTGCGTGACGACGCCGCGCCCCTGGAGCGCGTCCAGGAGTTGCTGGCGCATCTGCGCCTGCGTCTTCGCCGTCACGAGCTGCGCGAACGTGAGCCCCATCGGTTTACCCCACGGGCATGAGTTCCACGCTCAGGGCGGTGACCGCCAGCCCGAGCACGAACGGTCCATCGGAGGTGGTTCCCTCGATGCTGACCTTGGCGATCTTGGTCGCGGGATCGAACGAGAGGGTCGCCGCGACGGTATCGACGCGCTCGTCCTTCCGGCACTCCGCCTCGATCCGGAGCCGCCACGCGTCGAGCCGGCGCTGGTCCATTCGGCCCACGAGCATCTCCCGGAGGTCGGTGCCGTACCCGGGGGCATAGAAGAGCGAGCCCCGCTCGGTGGTCAGGCGCCGGAAGATCGCCTCGGCGACGATGCGGGTTCCGGTGACGAGCGTCATCGCGGGGTCGAGACCCAGGGTGGCGGAGAGGTCGAGGCCGAGGTCGGTCATCTACGTGCTCACCTTCACGATCGAGGAGGCGATCGTCTGGGCGTGCGTGTTCACCGGCACGATCTCGGAGGCCGTGGTCGGCGGGCTGGTCGGGCTCCCGGGCGCGGCCGACGTGTGGACGTGAGCGGCGAGGAACGTCCACATGGCGTCGATCTCGGTCCGCAGCGCGGTCGCCACCGCGACGGGCTGGTTCGCGCCCGGACCGATGATGATCTCGGACGGGGTCGCGCTCTCCCACACCGTCGCGAAGGGCTTCGAGGGGTCGCCCGCGGCGAACTCGAGGAGCACGCGCGCGCCCGGCGCCACCGTCGCCTTGACCCCGGGGACCCCGTAGCGGATCGGTACGTTCGACCGGCTCGCGATGCGCGCGTCGTCTGGCACGAGCTCGAGCGTGCCGTCCGCGTTCTGCGAGACGGCACGGCACCAGTAGGCCGCGAAGTGGTCGAGCCGCGGGAACTGGGACCGCACGAACGCGGCGAGCCCCGCCTTGAGGCGGTCGAGCTCGCCCGCGCCGTCCTCGTCCTCGAACCAGATCCGGGTGCGGAGCTTCCGGTCCGAGAACCGGTGCGACACCGCCGACACTTTCCGGTCGCGGAACGTCTCCCCGGGGAACACCCGCGGGTCGCCGGCGAACACCTCGACGAACCCGGGCCCGGGGCTCGCCGAGAGGTAGACGTGGTCGTCGAGCGACGTCGGAGCCCAAGTGTCGGTCCCGATCCACAGCGTCCCGTCCGGCAGGATCCGCCACGTCGTCGCGCCGGCGACCTGGAGCAGGGCCGCGAGCGCGTTGCCGGCGGTGCCCGCCGAGCGGCTCCAGTTGTAGAGGATCGTCCCGAGGATCGCCGGGTCGGTGCTCGGCGCGAGCGTCTCGCCCGCCTCCTGGAGGATCTCCTCGAGCGGGATCCGCACCGGCACGCCCTGGTACGCCTTCGCCGCGATGGGGGTCGAGAGCCCGTCCGCGCCGCCCACGACGCGCGTGACGATCGTCCCCTTGTTCTCCCCCGAACGCCGGACCGTGCCCTTCCACGTGGTCGATCCGACGCTGAGCTCCACCGGGCCGGCCAGGGCGAGTTCGTCCCCGGGGCGCGCGATGGAGACGTCCGCATGCCACACGCCGACGCGCGGCACAGTGAGTTCGCCCCAGAGCGCGGCCTCGCCATTGAGGACGAACGCGCTCACGGCTTCCCCTGGGTCTCGGACGGCTTCTGCTTCGGGCGGAGTTCCTTCGCGACGGACTTCTTGTCGAGGCCGTCGAGCGAAGAGTCGACCGACTTCACCGCCTTGTCCTTCTTCGGCTTCGGCCGGTGACGGTACTCCACGGCGAGGATCGTCGACTCGTACGTCCCGCGCTCCGCGCCCGGCTCGAGCACCCCGACCTGGCGCAGGTACAGCGACGTGACGCCGGCGAGGTTGAGGCCCGGGTGGATCACATCGAGGCCCGGAGGCTGCTCGCGCTTCACCGCCGCAGCCTCCGCCGCGCGGAACCAGTCGCGCGCCGCGTCCATGAACCGCTCCCACTGCGCGAGGTGGCCGGGGGTCCAGACCTTCACGGTGATCGCGACCTCGGCCGAGGTCGCGCCGAGGTCGTTCAGCACCTCGACGTCTTCCATCGGAGCGCCCGCGACATCGACCTTGCGCGAACGGCCCGAGGAGCGAACCCGGCACACGCCGGGGAGCGCGAGTCCGGCGAGCGTCACACGCTCCCACGCCGTGACCAGGTTGACGTTGAACTGGACGTAGGCGTCCTGCCCCCACTTGTCCTGGCCGTCGCCCGGCCCCGTCGGCGCGTGATCCCAGAACGTCGTCTTCGGCGTCTCGGACGCCTGACTCGTGGGCGGCGACGAAACGATCACCTCGCCGGCCATTACCCGACCCCCTGCTGGATCGCGTACTGCTCGAACAGCGACGAGAGCCGCTCCTGAACCTCGTCACCGACCGCTCGCGGGTCCCTGGCCCCGTTGACGTGGACGTGGATGCCGCCGGGGATGTTGAACGAGGTCTTCGCGGGCCCCTCGCCCGCCGCGCCGGTCGCGCCCGGGGGTGCCGGCGGCGCCCCGGTGGACCCCGCGGGCGTAGTCTGCGATGCCGGCTGCCCAGGCGCGACCGGGGTAGGGAACCCGAGCCCGCGGAGACGGAAGATCACGGCGTCGAGTTCCTGCCGCTCGAACCCGGTGAGCGACGGCTTCGACTGGAGCTCGGTGAGGCGCTGGACGAGCGCTCCGATCGGGCCGCTCTGGACTGCTCCGCCGGCGACCTTCGCCACCTCGGCGCGCTCGTCGAGGATCGCGCTGACCGGGTTGGGCCAGATCTTGGCGAACTTCACCGCGAAGTCGAGCACCTTGGGGAGCGAGCCAACGAAGTCCCCGACCGCCTTCCCGATGCGCTCGAAGATCGGGATGAGCTTACCGATCCCGTCGATCATCGCGTTCGCCCACGCGGTCATCGCCGCGGGGTCCTCAAACCGCTTGAAGACGCCGGTCAGGAGCTTGTCGAAGAGGAGTTCCACGTTCCCCTTCAGCCGCGCGCCGGTAGGCGACGTCGGGTCCAGGACGTTGACGAGGTTGTCGAGCGCCTTCTTCATCGAGTCCCAGGCCGGCGTCGTGCCGAGGTCCTCGGCCATCCGGTACCAGCGGGACTTGAGGGTCGAGTAGAGGCCCGAGGCGGTGCGCGACGCCGGGCCCATGCCGCCGCCGAGTTGCCCTCCGCCGTAGCGCTCCGCGGACGCCTCGAGGATGGCCTGGAGGCCCTCGCCAGCGCCGAACTTCCCCTCCCACTTCTCGGACCGAGCCTCGGCGATGCTGATGCCGTGCTTCTTGGCGAGTTTCTCGTAGACGAGCCCGAGCGGAACGCCCGACTCGGCGAGGGGGCGCAGGTCGTTCCCGAGCATGCGCCCCTTGTTGAGCATCTGGGTGACCTGGAGGAGGATCCGGTCCATCGCCTCGCCGGGGTTGTTCTGCGTCGAGGCGATGTCCCCGAGGCCGGCGAGGATCTTCAGGATGCGCGACCCGCCCGGCGTGCCGAGCCCCTGCGTGCCGACGCCGGCGGCGACGAGCTGCCGGTACCACTTCAGCGTCGGCTCGGTCTCGAAGGGCGAGATGTCGGCGAAGTTGACCGCTTCCTGGTACAGCGCCTTCGACTTCGCCGGATCCCGGAGCATCATGTTGAGCCCCAGCATCGTGTTCTCTTTGAACGACGCCGCGGCGATCCCGGCCTTCGCGAAGGCGTACGGGAGCTCGAGGATCGACGACGCGAGCCCTCGGACCGCGGCGATCCCGGCCTGCATGCCGAGATACCAGCCGGTCATCTTCACGAAGAACCCGCTGCCGCCCACGCTCGCCCTGCGCTGCGAGTCACCCAGGGAGCGCGTCGAGCGCGTCACCCGCTCCTGCGTCTTCCCGAGCTTCCCCGTGGCGGACTCCAGGCCCTTCGCGGCACGCTCGGTGCGCTCCAGCGACGTGGCGATCCGGCGGGCCGGGGCCCCCATCCTGTCGATCAGGTCGAAAATCCACTGGAGCCGCTTCGCCGCCACGTCACTTCCCCTTCCCGCCCGGAGCCACCCAGGCCAGCGCTCCGGCCGCCATGATCAACGCCCCGAGATGCTCGTCCTCCTCGTCTCCTCCGCGGAACAGCGCGTGGACCGCCTCACCAGCCAGGAGCGGATTCGAGAGCGCCTCCTCGAACCGCTCCGCTAGGCGTTTTTTTCGACGGCCAGCCCGATCCCGGCGATGGTCGCGACCTCCTCGCCGAAGATGAGCCCGAGCGCCGGCCGCTCCTCGAGCAGGGCGTCGAAGTCCTTCGCGGACGGCTCGAGCAGGCAGTCCCGGGCGAGCATCTCGATCGCGTCGGCGCGACGCTCCGGAACCGCGGACGTCTGCATGAACCGGCGCCACTGGGCGCGCCCGGGCGAGCGCACGAGGATCTCGTACTCGCCGGCCTTGAGGTGGTGGACCTTGTCGCTGCCGAGCTTCGCCTTGTGGTCTTCGATCTTCGCGGGGTCGATGGCGGCCATGGGGTCGTGGCCCTCCGTGCTGCGGGGTGAGCTACCTGAGCATCGCGTCGACGCCGAGCGGCATCAGGCCGTCGCGCATGATGTACTGCACGAAGCACTCGAACTTCACGGTGAGGCCGTCGGGGCCCTTCGCGTGCGTCTCGTCCACGCTCTTGACGCGGCAGCCGTTGAGGCGATCGGTCTGCGTCTTCCCGAACCCCTCGGCGTACGAGACGGTCACCTCGAAGCGCGCCTCCATGAAGCCGCCGGCGGACCCGGCGCCGCCCGCGGTCGCCGCGAGCGCCTTGAGGAACGTGGTCGACTCCTCCTTCGGCATCTCGAGCGTCATCTCGGCGGTGTACTCGCCGCGGGTGAGGCCGAGGGGGAGCGCCGAGCCGCCGCGCACCACGCCGGGCTCGAGCGAGTCCCGGTACGTGATCGAGGACGGAGCCCGACCAAGGATCGGGATGCCGTCGATCGCGATGTCGATCGAGGTGAAGTCGTACCGCCGGCCATTGACGATCGGGATGGCGAGACCCATGACGTTCGCTCCTTACGCGGCCGCCGCGATGGCGGGCGAGGTGAACCCGAGCTCGACCTGGATGTCCGAGGCGTAGCCGAAGGGCCGCACCCGGACCCGGAGCTTGAGCTGCCCGGTCGAGAGGATGTTGACGGTGCGGTCGACCTGCACTCCCACGTCGACGGCGTCGTCCTTCTGCGTGAGCTCGCCGCGGAGCCCGGCCTCGACGTAGCCTTCGATCGCGGTGGCGGCCTTGTCCTGGATCGTGCCGTTCGAGTTGACGGCGATCTTGGCGTTGAGGAACTTGAGCGCGCGGTCGCGGGCGACCGAGCACGCGATGTCCATCACGCGGCGGTTCGGGACGAGGGAGTAGTCCGAGCCCGCCGAGGCGAAGACGCGTCCGCGGGTCAGGTAGTAGCCCTGCCGGCCGACGATGGTCCGCGCGGTGGTGAACCGGCCCGCGTCGAGCCCCTCGGTGGCGCGCTCGTCGCGCGCGAGGCTCACGACGCCCGAGAGCGGGCCATCCTCGACGGCGCCGAGATCCTGCGACGGGGCCACCTTGGACGCCCGCGCCGCCGCCTCCCACGCCACGTTCCGGGTGTAGGAGCGCCCGGAGATCGGGGAGATGACGTCGAGGTACCCGGCACCGACGGCGACGCGGGAGTCCGCGAGGTCGCCGAACCCGGTGCTCGAGGCGAGGAGGTTCGCGTCGGTGTCGCTCGGCGCCTCCATGAGCGCGAACGCGTAGCGGTACCCGCTCGCCGCCGTGGCCATGTGGGTCGCGAGGGCAGCGAAGACGCCGCGCGCGCCGGAGAGGTTCGTGGGGACGCCGACGAGGTGCAGCATGAACCACGTGCGCGGGTCGGCGAGGAGCGGCGTCACCGCGTTCGCGATGTCGGTCGTCGAGTAGCCCGGCGCCGTCGCCGCCGCGGTCCAGTAGTCGCCCACCACGAACGCCGTGCCGGAGACGTACGTCCACTGGAGGGTGATCCCGCTGTTCGGGATGACGTAGGTGCCCGAGGCCGGGACCGCGAGCTCGGCGGAGAGGGTGTTGCCGCCGTCGAGGCTGTACTGGAACGTCGCCGTCGCCGCGGCGAGCGTGGCCCCGCCCTTCACGATGATGACCTTCAGCTCGTAGGCGTCGTACGCCGCCCCGGACGCGGCGAGGGTCGCCGTGCCGGTCTGGGTGGCCGTGACGGAGCCGACGGCGCCGGCGACGGAGCCGGTGACCCGCATGCACAGGACCGGCCCGCCGGCGATGGCGAGCACCCGCGCCGCGGCCTCGACGAGCGGCCCCTGGCCGAACGTGGCCTGGAGGGTCGAGATGTCGGAGATCGAGTAGAGCGTGTTGACGGTGCCCGCGGAGCTCGTGCCGAGCTTGACCTGGGTGCGGGAGGCGGAGCCCGAGGAGAGACCGAGGGCGCCGTCGAGGATGGTCAGTCTGACGTCGGGAATCGACATGGTCTCACCTCATCTCGATCGCGCCGGCGTCCCGGAGCGCGTCGGTGAACTGGGCCTCGGTGATCTCCTGCCCGATCGCCCACCCCTGCATGGCACGGGCGGCGGCGGCGAGCCACGCCGCGGGCTTCTTCTCGGCGACCCACTCCTCGAACGGCCTGCGCGCCGGCGGGGGCGCGCTGTCGCGGGTCTCGGTGCTGGTCTTCGCCATGGTGGTCCTCACGGTCCGGGAGGTGGGTCGAACGCGACGTCGGTCGTCGCCGCGGTCCCGGCGACGGTGATGGTGGCGAGCCCGGTGCCCGACGTGACCTCCAGGATCGGGACCGGGAATGTGACGAGCAGGACGTAGGCGCGCCCCGATTGCAGCACGGTGTGCTCCGGCTGGACCCAGGAGCCCGCCTGCACCGAGAACGCCGCGGCGGCGGCCCGGCGGAGCGCCGTGATCATCGTGTCGCGGAGGAGCTCGACCTCCGCGGTGGTTCGGCCCCAGAGGTGGATCGCCACGGAGGCGATGCACTCGTAGAGCGGCCGCTCCCCCTCGCCGAGGGCGTAGCCGGTCGTCTCGTGGATCTCCGGCGGACCGTACGTGTCGGCGGTCGGAACCCAGACCGCGCGCGGCGGCGCCTCGTTCTCGGCGAGGTACTCGCCGCCGAACCGGAGCGGCACGTCCGGGATGAGCGCGCGGAACTCGGTCTGGACCGCCTCGAATGCCTCGGTGAGGGCCATCAGGGATGCCCCACGGCCAGCCGGATCGCCTCGTCGGCGGCGTCGCCGATTCCCTTCCCCCAGCGCGGGCCGACGTCGCCCTCGGGCATGTACTGGCGCTGCGGGATCGTGACCTTCTGCGCGAACGCCACCGGGTTGAGCTTGCCGCGCGGGCTCCGCTTCGTCGGCGCGCCGCGGGTCCGGAACGCGAGCGCCTTCGCGTTCTTCGGCTTGATCACCGCGCCGTACTGGTGGACGGCGGCGCCCGCGAAGGCGATGTCGATGGTGAACCCGGAGGGCATGAGGTGCGGCGTGAGCCGGTTCTGCAGGTGGGTCCGGGTGTCGAGGAGCGGCTTCCCGACGCGCGACTTGAGCGGCGTCCAGGGGCGTCCGTACGGGTCGGTGCTCGTGCGGAAGCCGTCGTCGATGAGCTTCATGGCTGCCTGGGCGCACACGTGGTTGACGTTCATCCGGACGTTGCCGTCCGCGATGGAGGCCACGCGGCGCCGCAGGTCTTCGAGGCCGCGCATATCGCCGCGGAAGCCGTCGCCCACGGCTACCTCCACCCGCGGGAGCGCGGCTCCCCGGTCTCGAGGATCGGGAAGCCGGCGGAGTCGACCTGGCCGGAGGACCGGGCCTGCGTGACGAACGGCCCGCCGCCGGGGCCGGACGCGGCGCTCGAGTCGACCAGCGCGGGCGTGGTGGTCCCGTCGGCGACGCGCTTCAGCCACGCCATCGCGTCCTGGTACCCGAGGCGCGTCGCCTGGCCTCCGGGGTCGTCGGGGTTGAACCCGCGCCGGCGGAGGAGGTTCCAGGCCGCGATCTGCGCCACCGCCATGATGAGGTCGGCGGAGGGCGTGACGATCGGCAGGGTGAACTTGTTGCGGAGGAACCCGTCGGCGAGGGTGGACGCCGCGTCGAGCTGCGCCTGCTGGTCCGCGACCGACACGTCCCCGAGCGCCGCGGCGGGGATGCCGTAGGCGTAGAGGTTCGCGATCGTGGCGTAGCTCGACACGGGGTCTCCGCCGGGCTACTTCGCGGCCTTCGAGCCCTTCGCGGTGACCTTCTCGGCCTCCGCGTCGGCGGTGGCCTTCGCCTTCTTGGCCTCGTCCGCCTTCGCCTGGGCGGCGGCGAGCGCCTTCTCGGCGTCGGCCTCGGCCCTCGCGGCATCCGCGGCGGCGGCGGCGGCGCGGCGCGCGGCGGCCTCGGCGGGGCTGTACTCGATGACGATGAGGAAGCCCGCGGCCTCGTCCTCCTTCAGCTCCGCGAGCTCGGTCGGCGTGACCTCGAGGTCGGTCTTGCCGGTCTCGAAGTGGACGCCCTTGCCCGGGCGGGAGCGCCCGAGGCTGTAGTAGCCCTTGAACTCCTCGCGCTTCGGGACGACGACGGTGACGGGGATCTTCTGGGGAGCGGTCTCGGCCATGGTGGCGGTCTCCAGGGGTCAGGGGAGAGCGCCGGGCGGCTCACGGGGAACCGCCCGGCGCGGGCGAGGCGTCAGGCGGCGCGGCCTACGCCGTGTTCTTCACGCAGAGGAAGTACGGGCCGTACCCGGCGGCGCCGCGGGCGCGGACGCCGTAGAGGTACTCGTCCCGCATGAAGACGTTCTCGTCCTCGGGCAGGTTGAGCCACGAGAACTCGGCGGGGATGCGGTTCTGGAAGACGAACGGCTTCACCACGCGGTCCGTGCAGGCGAGGTACCAGGTCGTCGCGGAGTCCGCCTCGAGGCGCGGGAAGACCACGTACTTCAGCTTCCCGAAGAACGGGTTCTCCTGCGTGTACGTCGATCCCGCCCCGAAGGTCGCGCCGGGCGCGATCTGCTTCGTGTTGCAGATCTGCTCGGCGACCGTCTCGAGGCTCGGCGGCACGATGAGGGTGTTGAACTCCAGGGACATCGGGACGCCGTTCTCCGACTTGAGCACCCGCGCCGCGGCGCGGACGATCCGGAGGTTCTCGAAGGTGAGCGCCTTCGAGGTGTTCAGGTTCGCCTGCGTCCCGAGGTTCGAGTCGTCCGGGTTGACCGGGTGCGACGCGGAGAAGAACGCCTGGCCGTCGTGCGCGAGCGCGCTCGACCCGGCGATGATGGCCTCGGCGAGGATCTTGTCGGGCCAGAGCTTCGACGCCTCGGCGAGCATGCTCACCGCCTGCGACGTGAAGAGGCCGTACTTGTCGTCCTCGAACTTCGTGCGCTTGACGCCGAAGGTGTCCTCGAAGAGGCGGTTCTTGAGGCGCTGGACGTTGAGCGAGAGGTTGTTCACCTGGCGCTCGCCCATCCACTCCCGGAGCTCCGGGACGCGCTTCAGCCAGGGGTAGAACTCCTCCTCCGTCTCGCTCTTGATCTCGGTGGCGAGGAGCTGCCAGTAGGTCTTGGTCTGGTCGAAGACGCTCCCGAAGAGCGTCTTCATCCCGTAGAAGGCGAACGCGAGGTTGGACGGGGTGATCAGCATGACGTGTCTCCTTGGCGCGCGAGCGCCTAGTCGATCTCCACGAGGACGCCGTTGGTGCTGTCGACGGCGAGGGCGCGCCCCGCGAGGATGGACGAGGTCGAGGTGTGCCGGACCGTCTGGTCGTCCTCGACGTAGCAGGGGCCCGGGGGCAGGCCGGCAGCCGCCTTCACCGCGATGTCCGCCTGGGTGACGAGGTCGGTCGCCTTGTTGGCGAACCAGAACGCGCCGCGGCGGACCACGATGCTGACCGCGCCGTCCGCGCCGGTGTTCGCGACGGTGTCGGTGGCGACGCCGACGACGATGTTGTCCCCGGCGGCCGCGGCCTTCGCGTAGCCGGAGGAGTTCAGGGCGACCATGCCGCCCTGGTAGATGGTGACGCCGGTCGCGACCTTGTACTCGACCAGCGCGCCGATGGCGTGATCGCCCCGGCGGACGGTGCTGCGGGTTGCGGACAGTGCGGCCATGGACGTGTCTCCTTCGGGAGGGTGCTACTGGGCGGACGCGGCGACCTTCGCGACGTCCTCGGGCTTCACGCCGAGCTTGGCCGCGATGCTCTTCTGCTCGTCCGTGACGGCGGCGGGCGTCGGCTCCTGGCCGGGCTTCTTCGCGTCGACGACGGGGGTGACGACCGGCGCGGCCGCGGCGAGGAACGCCTCGAGCGACGCGATCGGCTGGTCCTTCGCCCACGCCTCGAGCGCCGGCGGGAGCTTCCCCTCGCGCTTGCCCTGGTCGATGAGCGCGTCGCGCTTCGCCTGGAGCTGGGCCTTCTCGATCGCGTCGAGCTTGGCAACGAGGCCCGGGACCTTCTCGGCCTCGGCCTTGAAGCCCTGGATCGCGCCGAGCGCCTCGGCGGAGGTGGCCTTGCCGGTGAGGGCGAGGACGGGGGCGAGCGCGTCGGCCGCGGCCTTCGCCTCGGTGCGGGCGCGGGCGCCGTCGTCCTGCACGCGGGCGAGCGCGGCGATGATGTCGGCCTCGGAGGCGGTCTCGGGGAGGCCCAGGCGGGCGGCGATGAGCTTGAGCATGTGCGGCTCCTTCGGATCCGCGCTGGGCGCGGGGGTGATGGGGGCGGGGTGCGGCACCGCCGCGTGCGCGGCGAGCCGGAGCGTCTGGGGGGTCTTCTCGAAGCGGTCGAGCGCGGAGGCGTGAAGCGCGACCACGGCGACGTCGGCGTCGCCCTCGGTCTCGTGCGAGAGCCCGGAGTCTTTCGCCTCGGCGGCGGTGAACCACCGCTCCTCGGCCATCCACGCCTTGACCTCGTCGAGGGGCTTCCCGGTGCGCTTCGCGTAGGTCTCGGCCATGAGCGCCGAGGCCTGGTCGAGCCGCTCCGCGAGCTTCCGCATGTCGCCGGACTCGCCGGCGGCGTGCGGGGTGCGCGCGTTGTGCACCATCCACTGCGCGTTCGCGGCCGTGACCCGATGGTCGCAGGCGAGGGCGATGACGGACGCGATCGAGGCGGCGAGGCCGTCGACCGAGCAGACCTTCTTCGCGGCCTCGAACCGGGCGATGGCGTTGTAGATCGCCAGACCCTCGAAGAAGTCGCCGCCGGGGCTGGAGACCCTGACCCGGAGCTCCGAGCAGCCGCGGCACGCCTCGAGCGCGCGCACGACGTCGTTCGCGGAGACCCCGGAGGAGAAGAGCCCGGAGCCGCCGCCGATCTCGTCGTAGAGGTACAGCTCCGCGACGCCGCCGGCCTGCGCGCGGACGTACGAGGACTTCCCGAATCGGAGCGGCTCGGCGCCCGCGGGCCCGGCGATGATGCGGGCCTCGGGCGCCTGGCCGGCGAGGAGGGCGACGCGCTGCGGGGCGTGGATTCCGCTCACGTGAGCGGGTGGCACGACACGCAGCGCTTCGCAAGGGGCGCGCCAGCGCGCGCCGGATCCGGGCTACTTCACGGGGCCAGGAGCCGTTCCATCCGCTCCCCGAACAGCCCCCGCGCCACGTCGCGCACTGGAGGAGAGAGGCCGGCGAGGAAGGAGCGGAGCTCCCCCAGCACCTCGCGCATCTCGGCGCCCTCGCGGACGTCCCGGGCGGCCCGGGCCTTCGTCTCGGGGTCGCTCGCGCGGACCGTGACCTCAACCCAGACCGGCGGCTCGCCGCGCGGGTCGGAGGTGAAGACGCTCTCGGCGCGCAGGCGCTCCACCTCGGCGATGAGAGCGGGGAACGCCTCGGCAACGATGCGCGCCACATCCGGGCTCTCCGCCATCGTCCCGACGACGCGCAGGTAGGCCGCGCGCCACTCCGCGAACTTTTCCAGATCGATCGGGGTCGTCGCGTAGGACTTCCCGCAGATCGGGCAGGACCGCCACCCGCGGTCCGGGCGACGATCAGCGCCGCACTCGCACACCCCGATGGCCGGCATCACCCCTCCCCGCGCAGCGCGCGCGCCTTGAAGTGCCACCACATCCGCAACGGGTCACGGCTGCGGGTGCGAACCGCCAGCTCGAGCGCATCCACGAGCCACCGCATGCTCAGCGTCCTGCCGAAGAGGCTTCGCACCGGGACGAGGTCGGACTCGCGCAAGGTCGCGCTTCGCATCACGCCCTCACCAGGAGCCGCCGCACCCACGCCTTGAACCGCTGCCACCGCGTCAGCCGCGGCTCGGCCTCGAGCCCGAGGTCCATGCGCGTCAGCGTCAGGGGCGGGATGTCCGTGCGCAGGGCGATCCGGTACGCGAAGCCGTCGTCCGCCGGGGCGGGCGGCCCGTCCGGAACGACCACCGGGCGGTTCAGGCGCGGCGGCACGACCGCCCAGCCGTCGGGCGGAAGGTGCCGGTTGACCAGGACCGGCATCCCGAGCAGCGCGGCCGGCGACCCCGGGGCGGCGACGGGGGCCGCGCGGTGGAGCTCATCGGCGAGCCCGGGGTGCACCACCAGAGCGGCGGGCGGCGGCTCCCGGCGGAGCGCCTCCACGACCGCCTCGAACGTGAGCGGCGTGGCGTCCGGCGGCTTCCACGCGTTCGAGACCGGCGCGTCGCTGCGCGCCGCCTGGAAGATGAGGTCGTCGATCGCCTTCTGGTCGAGGTCGTCGGGCATGCTCACCCCTCCCTGATCGCGCCCGGCCGGGCGCCGTGGACCTCGAGCGGCCCCGCGGCGCTCCGCCCGTCCGCGGTGACGAGGTCGCCGCGGTTGATGCTCTCCGCCGCGCGCATGAGGACGGCGTTCGGGTCGCGCTTCCACTCCTCGATGCGCGCGAGGAGGGCCTGCCGCTCCTCCGGCGGGATCTCGATGTCGAACGCGAGGCGCTGCCTCGCCTCCCAGACGGCGTACGCGGCATCGTCCTGGGCGCGAACGACGTCCCGCAGCGTCGGGCGCCGCCTGCTCCTCGCCGCGTGGCACTCCCCGAGGAGGCGCTCGACCTCCGCGCGGTGCTCGCGGATGTAGACGTCGATGTCGTACCGACCGTCCGTGTCGCCAGGCGCGAACCGGCTCCCCGCCCGCCGCATCTCGAGTGCGATCCGCACCCGCTCCCGCGCCTCGTCCACCATCGCCATCGTGACCATGGTCACCTCCCCGGCTTCGCCGCGCGGCGCCGCGCCCTCGTCGGGTGAGTCGGCCTCTCGGGTTCGACCCCGATCTTCAAGGGGACCATCTTCTCGCCGAAGAGCGCGTAGGAGTGGAACTCTCCCCCGAGCGCCTCGAGGTAGCGCCGGATGGTCGAGACCTGGACGTCGCGCCGCTTCTCGAATCGCCCGACCTCGACCCCCGAGACCCCCATCGCCTCCCCGACCTCCTCCTGCGTCCTACCAGCGAGCGCGCGCAGCTCGGCGAGGGTCGCGCCGTTCACAGAGAACGGGGCCCACCGCTTGTTCTCCGCGATCTTCTCCGGCGACGTGCGTCGGACTTCCTCCCACCGCTTCGTCTCCATGCAGCCTCCTACCTCATACGGTAACCGGGCCCGGGGCGCCCGTCCAGCACCCCGGGCCTCGTGCCCTACCTCCGCCACCCGTTCGCCCGAAGGTAGGCGTCCCAGAGCTTCCCCGCCCGCTTCGCCATCTTGGCCGTCCACGGGCCCTCGTCCGCGACGCCCTTCTTCGCCCCGCCGAGGATGAGCACCGCGGCCCGGTTGGGGTTGAAGGCGTAGAATACCCGCATCGCAAAGGCCCGCGTGGCCGGGCGAAGCTCAAGGATCGGCTCCTTCGCGTCCGTCACCTTCTTGGCGTGGGGCATGGTGAGGTGCGGGCCGTACTGGGCGAGTAGCCCGACCGAGTAGTCCACCGCCGCCTGCTGCTCGGGGGTGAGGTCCCGGTACCACTCCACGGCCTCGGCCATCCACAGCACCGTCGTCGGAATCGGCGTCATCGTCATGAGAAGCAGCCTACCGTTTACGGTTGCCGTCGTCAACTGTATAGAGTAGATTCGTCTCCATGATGCTCGCCGCTCTCCCGGCCCCCTCCGACGCACCCGCCTCCGGCCCGGTCATCCCCTCGACCGACCTGGAGGCTCTCCTTGCCCGCCGCGACGCGGCCGTCGGCCAGCTCCGGACCATCGCCGGCGCGGTCGCTGCGTACCGCGACGTGGGCGACGCCATCTGGCCGCCGCCGAAGGAGGGCGAGGAGCACCGGGGCGCCGGCTCGTCCTCGGCGCGCTTCACCTTCGACGAGCCGACGAACCAGCAGGCGCGCGGCCGCGGGCACTGGCTCGGCGATGATCGCTGGCTCGAGGCTTCGATCGCCGCGGTGGACGCGTCCCTCTGGGACCACCTCCTCGACGCGACCGGGCTCCGGACCTTCCTCGACCACAAGGCGCGCGAGGAGTGGCGGGAGCAGATCGAGCAGCGTCGGACGCCCCCGCTCACCCCCGAGAACGTGCGCGCGACGTTCCAGGGGCTCCACGCCCGCCGCGGCGAGTTCTTCGAGCGCGGGGTCTGCGCGGTGTTCCGCTCCCTCTCGTGGGACTACAAGACGAACCGGCCTCACGCTTTCGGGAGGCGCATCGTCGTCCGCGGCGTGCACGGGGCCTACGGCTTCCCGGACTCGCGCCGCTGCGACCTCCTCGATGACCTGGAGCGCGCCTTCCACGTCCTCGACGGAAAGCCCGAGCCGGACCACCGGGAGGGCACGTACCAGCGCCTATCGCGCCGAAACCGCTCGGACGCCGGGTCCCCGCTCGGGGACGCCTACCTCTCGATCCGGACGTTCAAGAACGGGAACGCGCACGTCACGTTCCTGCGCCCGGACCTCGTCGACGAGATGAACCGGATCCTGGCCCGCCACTACCCCGACGCGCTGCCGCCCGCCCGCGACTAGGCGGCGCGGTCCGCCCGGGCCGCCCTCGGCTTGTCGAGGTAGATCGGCCAGGTGCACGTGATGCCGTGCCGCGGGTGCGTGTAGAAGAGCGTCTGCTGCGGCGGCTCGAACGGGAAGGCGCGGCCGCTCGCGTACTCGCCGTACCCGGGCAGGCAGCCGTTCACGATGGCGCCGGGGATGGCGATTCGGGTGTGGAAGTGGCCCATCACCGCCGTGTCGAACGGGAGGCCAATCTGCATGTGGAGCGAGCGCAGGCGCTTCACGCCGCGCGCGACCACGTTCACGGCGCCCGACTCCGAGTCCCCGCCCTTCGGCATCCCGGAGCCCGGGTCCCCGTGCAGCCCGAGGAAGCGGTGCCCGTACACGGTCCAGATCAGCCGCGGGCCCGTCGCGTGCTCCATCGTGATGCGCTTGTCCCCGCGGAGTCGGCCCTCGAGGATCTTGAACACCGCGTAGTCCAGGCTCTTCGCGTTCCGGTCCTCGTAGGCGACCTGCTCGGTGAGCCTCGGGTGATTCCCCGTCACCCAGTACGACCGGACGCCCCCGAGGGCGTCGGCCAGGAACACGAACCCGGGCTGGAGGATGTCGGCCACGAGCGCGGCGGCATCGATCCCCACCGGCTTCGCCTGCCGCTCGCCGCGATGGATGAACCCGCCGAGGAGGTCGAGGAGGTCGCCCAGGACGGGGATCACGATCCCCTCCCTGCTCGGCTTGACCATGTGGTTGAGGCAGAGGTCGACCGTGGTCCGGAAGCACGCATCAAGGCGCTCGGCCGCGCGCTCCGGGCCGAACGCGTTGACCCCGAGAACCTGCTCCGGGTCGATGGTCTGGTTCACGTGGAGGTCCGACAGGACGAGCGTCGGGATCCCGGGCCCGCTCTTCGGGGGCTCGCGGGTCACGTTCCAGTGGGCGAGATTCGTGCCGCCGGCCATCGCCGCCTGCATCTCCTGCGCGCGCAGGACCCGGGCCGCCTCGGCCTCCCTGAGCGGCGCGAGCTCGCGCTCGAGCTCCCGGATTCGCCCCCGGGCCTCCTTGTTCTCCGCGTACAGCGCCTCCGCGACGGGGTCGCGCTTCGGCTTGCGGATCTCGGCGCGCAGCGCCTTGTTCTCTGCCTGGAGCTTCTCGAGGAGCTGCCGGTCGGTCATGGGGTCTTCCTCGCTCGCTTCCACGCGGCCTTCTGCCGCCTGCGTTGCACCGTCGCGCCGTCCCGCTGGCGCCGCGCACGACCCCGGGGGCTGTGGTCGTAGCGCCACCACCGCCGGCGCCCCGCGGGAGTCCGGTTCCGGATGGCGTCCCGCGCGATCCCCCGCGCCGACGTGTTGTACCGGCGGTACCGCTCGCGCCCGCGCACGGAGGCGTTGTAGCGGTCCTGTGATGCCCGCCCCTTCGGCGAACGGTTGTAGCGGCGGCGGCGCTCGAGCAGCTTCACCCGGTCCACGCCGCGGCGCCTCACGCGTGGGTCTCCAGGCAGTCGCCGATGCTCCCGCCGAGCACCGTCCAGTCCTCGTCGTCACCGCCTTCGTCGGGGTCGTCGACGAGCAACGCGTGCGGGCGCGGGTCGGGCTGGTCCTGCGGGATGCGGTGTTCCTCCGGGAGCGCGGGCGCGGTCACCTGGGCTGCTCCTTCGCCCCCTCGACCCGGGCCACGGAGAGGAGCGCGTACCCCGCGATGTCCCGCCACGGAGACTCGCCCAGCGCGTCGCGCGAGGTCGCGATCCGGAAGAGCTTGTCGAGGACCCGGACCACCGTCAGCGCGTCGTCCATCTTCTCGGGCGGAACGCCGTCGGGGTACAGGATCCGCATCACTGCGCCGGCCTTCCCGAAGCTGTCGCCGTAGGCAGCCTGCTTCTCCGCCACGAGGCGGCCGATCTCGCCGCCGATGCGCTCCCAGGGGGCCGCGGTCGCCTCCTGCGTGCTCACGGGGACACCCGTCGACGTCCCGATCTGCGGCGCCCATGCGGGCCACGCCGGCGCGGTCGCCTCCAGCGCCTTCCCGCACTGGCCACACACGGTGACCCCCTCGACGTGAGCGACGGGGCAAGAGCACAGGGTCGTCATGTTCCGGTCCTCCGGTACTCGTCCTGGAGCTGCGCGGGGTAGCGGGAGAGGTCGGGCTCCCACGGGATGTCGGGCTTCCCGCCGAAGCCCTCGTCCGCGGCCACGTCGGGCCCGGGCGGGAGCGGATCGTCGCCGACCTCGGACCTCGACCGGGTCACGACGAGCGAACGACAGGAGAAGTGCAGGGGCGGGATGCGTCCGTCCCACCACGGGTCGTCGGCGGGGCGCACGACGCCATCGAGCGTGCGGCACGTGATCGTCGTGCGCAGGTCGAGGATCGCGGAGAAGCTCCGGTACGGCCTCGCCTGCTTCACCGCGGGGTGCTCCATCTGGACCCAGCGGCCGGCGGAGAAGGCGCGCTGGACGTTCGTCCTGTAGATGGTCTCCACGCGCCACGGCTGCTCTCGCCCCCACGCCGCGGTGAGCCTGGCGGAGACGCGCTTCCGGAAGTCCTCGAAACTCTCGCCGCGCGAGACGGCGCGGTCGAGCGCCTCCCAGACCTCGGTGACGAGGTCGAGTTGCGAGACCCCGGCGATCGTGAACGCCTGGTCGTGCGACGCCTCGGCGAGCGCGTTGAACTCGTCGTCGCTCATCAGTAGCCGCTCCCGGAACCAGCGGACGGCATCGTCGCTGGAGCGTGGGTCGGCGGGAGGCTGCGCCGGGGGCTTGCGGGGCATGCGCACTCCGGCCTACTTCGCCGCGACCTCCTTCTGCACCGAGTACCGCCCCGAGAGCTGCGCCATGAGGATGCAGCGCCGGAGCGAGTCCGCGAGGTCGTCCTCCCGCATCTCGGCGTACGCGGCGAGGAGCGCCGCCTTGATCCCCTCCGCGTCGATGCGCCCGTCCTCGAGCGGCTTCGCCTCGGCGAGCACGCGCTTGAGGGCGCGCACGTCGCCGGCGAGGATGCGCGCCGCCTCGTCCCGGCCGCGGACCGCGAGCTCGTCCACGTACGCCTGGCCCTGGAGCGGGGCGCGGTCCCGCCGGCCGAGCCGCGACGCGGAGAGCGCCGCCCGGATGACCCCGGTGTCGGCCCGGGCCGCCGCGAGAGCCTTGCGCTGCCGCTGCTCCTCCGGGTCCTCGTCGTCCGGATCGTCGTCGGGCTCCGGCTCCTCGGGGTCGTCCTCCGGGAGCGGGATCTCGACGCCCTCGACCAGGGGGATCCCGAGGCGCTCGCACACCGCCGCGAAGTCGACCGGCAGCCCCGTCGCGCGGAGCGTGGAGATCGCCTCGGCGCCGGTCTTCACCGCCTCCGCGGTGCCCTTCTTGTCCTCGGGCGGGCTCGTGTCCCACGCCGGCCGCGGCGCCTTCCCGTCCGCCTTCGGGCCGAAGTTCAGGACCGCCCACTCGGCGAGGAGCTGCCCGCGGATGGCGTCGGAGATCGTCGACGCGTCGGAGCGGATGATGGACGCCGCGACGCGCTCGTGCACCTGGGCGGCCGCGTAGGCGCCGCCCTTCACCTCGGCGGTGAGGTTCTGCCCGAGCAGGACGATCGCGATCGAGCTGTTCGCCTGCTCCATGCCCAGCTTGAACGAGTCGTACGTCCGAGCCGTCGCCTCGATCAGCTTGAGGTCGAACCCATGGCCCTCGCGGTTCTGTGGGAGCCGGACGACCGACTCCGAGGCGAGCTTCGCGACCTCGCGCAGCGCCTTCCGCTTCTCGTCGTCCTCCCACTCGGACGGCTCGATGACCGCGCGGATCGGGAGCCCGTGGACCTCGTTGTAGCGGCCCCAGTCGCGGTACCCGAACTGCCGGAACAGCCACGGGATCGCGAGCGAGCGGATGAGGCCCTCCATCCACCCGGCGCGCCCGTAACCGAACGGCGCGTAGATCACCCAGTGCGGATCGCCCTCCCGCACCTCGACCGGCCCGTCCTGCGTCGAGAGCCAGAACGACCGGGTGGTCCAGTTCCAGTACAGGTACCGCGGGTGCCAGACCTTGAGCTTCGGCACCCAGCCGTCACGGCTCTCGGTGTCGTAGAGCTTCTCGGCGATGCCGATGCCGAGGAAGCGGCCCCACTTCCAGAGCTCGCGCAGGTCCGCGCTCGAGGCCATGCGCGGCCAGAGCGCGCCCGCCTGCTCCGCGAGTTCGGCGGCGAACGCGTCGTCCTCGTCCGACGGCTCGAGATGGAAGTCGAGCCCGAGGAGGCCGTCGATGCGCTGGGAGACGACGCCCTTGATCCGGTCGTCCGCCATCATGGCGTCGACGATCTCGGCCGCGGCGGTGAACTGGCCCTGCTCGAACTGCACGAGGGCGGCCCGGACCGCCGTGACGGTCTCGTAGGCGGTCGAGTAGCTGACGACCGGGAGGTCGTTGAGGCGCTTCGCCTCGACCTTGATCCGGCGGCCCTCGACCTCGACGACCTGGCTGGGCACCGGCGCGGCGCCGGGGCGGTCCGGTGGCTGGCCGAGAGGCGGCGTGGCCGGGTCCGCCGCGAGGGCGGCGACGACCTTGCCGAGGCTGCTCGAGGAGACGTGCCCGCCGGCCTCGATGGCCGTCACGGTGCGGCGGGAGACGCCCGCGCGCTGCGCGAGACCCGCCTGCGTCCACCCGACCTGCTCTCTCGCCGCCCGAATCCCGCCGCCAGTGATCTCGCTCACCGTCTCGGGTGACACGGGTGCGCAAGTTGCGCAACCTGCGCACGTTCACCACGAGCGCTTGACGGTGGGGGACTCGGCGTCGCCGAAGGTGACGACCGACCCCTCCGAGAGTTCGGTCAGCGCCCACACCAGCGCGTCGACGCGGTCGGGGCTCCTCTCGTTCCCCTCGGGGAGGAACGTCACCATCTGGTCCTCGAGCTCGGCGAGCGCGCCGACGTGGTGGACCTTCTTCTGCTCGTAGAGCGCGCTGATCGGCTCTGCCCGAACCCGCTTCCCGCGGCTCGCGCGCACCGCCTTGAACGGGACGTTCTTCCGCACGGTCCGGATCGTGGTCTCGACGAGGTCGCCGCCGTTGTTTACCTCGCCGACGATGAGATCGCCCTGCAGGTCGTCGTACGTCACAACGGCCCGGCGCGCCCAGGCGTCGGGCGAGAGGTGGCAGGTCCGGTCCGCGAGGACGTAGAAGTGCCCGTCGGCCCCCTTCCCCGCGGCAACGATTCCCGTGTCGTCGGACTCCTCGCCGGCGGTGACCGCCGGATCGACGCCGACCACGATGCGGACGAGCTCTGGTGCAGCCCTGACCCGAAGCTCGTCGAGGACGGCGCGCGTCCAGAGCGCCCCCGGCACGTCGTCGAGCACCTCGCCGTTGAGTTCCTGGCGGCCGAGGCGCGTCCCCTCGTACTTCGCCCGGAGTTTCGCGAGCTGCGGCGGGGCCAGGTTCGCCGCGTTGTCGAACGTCGACCCCCGGGTGATGACCGTGGTGCGCTCCGCCATGAGCTCCCGGAGCACCTTCACCGGCCGCGGCGTCGTCGTGACCAACACGCGCGGCACGTCGCCGAGACGTAGGCCAAACATCAGGTTGTCCCAGGTCTCCTCGAGGTACTTCCACGAGGCGAGTTCGTCTGCCCAGGCACCGTGGTGCTGCGGGCCGCGAAGCGCGTCGGGCTCCTCCGCCGTGAAGGTCGTCGCCATGAACCCGTTCGGCCACGTGAGGCGCCGCTTCGACGGCTCGTAGTTCGGCGCGAAGTCGGGAGGCGAGCAGGCGATGAGCCCGGACTCGCCCTCGATCATCGTGTCGCGCACGTCGGCGGCGGTGCGCGCGACGAGCGCCCAGCGCCACTTCGGGTGGGCCCGGGCGTTCTCGATCACCCACTGCGCCCCGGTCCTCGTCTTCCCCCAGCCACGCCCCGAGAGGATGAGCCAGGTCAGCCACGCACCGGCGGGGGCCGCATCATCCGGCGGTGCCAGTTGCTCCGGGCGCGCCCATAGCCCCCGCCAGTCGTAGAGGAGCGCCTCGGCCTCCCGATCCGAGAGCTCGTCGATCGCCTCCGCGATGACGTTCTCGGGCGCCCCGCGCAGCGCGTCCACGAACCCTCCCGGCTGGCTCCGGAGCGCCGGCCCACACGGAGCCGCCGGCGCCACCTCCGCCGGGCGCTCTTCCCGGCGCGCGGCGGACGCCTGCGCCGGCGGCCGGGGCGGCGCGGGCGGTGCGACGACCTGCCGGAGCCGAGCGACCTCCGCGGCGAGCTGGGCGAGGCGGTCGTTCATCCCGCCGGCGTCTCGGGCGGCGCCCCTCCGTCCTTCCGGTCCGTGGCCTTGAGGAGCGACGCGAGGCGCTGCGCGAGCCGCTCGCGCGCGTCGTTCACCTCGATCGGCCCGCCGTCCTTCCCGGTCAGTTGCATCACGTCCGGCGCCTTCCCGATGGTCCGGTCCGTGAGCCACTGCGCCGCCATGAAGCGAACGATCGCGGGTGCCTTCTTGATCTCCCCCCTCACAAGGTCGACGCAGAACTGCGCCTGAAGCTGCATGTCGTCCGTCATCGAGCGGAGGAGCTCGGCGAACTCCCGCTGTCCGCGCGGGCGGCCGCCGGGGTTCCCGGAGACGCCCTTGACGAACCGCCCCGCGCCGTCTCGTGCGCCCTCAGGGTGCCTGTTCTCAGGCGCTTCCGGCGGCTTCGCGTCCGTCTGGCCAGCGGGAATCGAACCCGTGCTCTTCTTTCGCGGTTCCGGCTGCTTGCGCTTCGCCATCGTCGTCTCCTACCCCCTGAGTGGCACGGGGCCCCGACCTACCCCTCGTCGTCGTCCGCCGGCGGCTCGTCGAGGCTCGGGACCGGGGCGAGAAGCCCGCGGGCCTGGAGCCGGGTGAACGCGGCGCGCTGCTCCCGGGCGTCGCGCCGGCCGCGCTCGAACCGGCCGTTCGGGCCCGCCCCCCGCCACCGGATGACGCCGTGGGGGTCCAGGGCCTCGCGCATCGCCCGGCCGGTGGCGCATAGGGAGGTGACGCAGCTCGGGTAGTCCGAGGCCTGCCCGCGCTCCCGGTTCGTGCGGTTGGCCTGGGCGTCCGAGGCCGCCTGCCGAGCGACGCAGACGTGCACCGGGATGACCTCGCCGTCGAGGCGGTCGCAGCGGAAGGCCACGAACGGGAAGATCGTCTGCCCGCCCAGGTCCGCGCAGCGCCGCGCCGGCGCGTCGAGGCGCCCCAGCGCCACCAGCGCTCCCGCGCGGTCCCCCGCCTTGAGGAGTGCCCTCGCCCTCCGGACCTCTCGTCGCTCCGCGGTGTTCATGGCTACCCGACCTCCAGGGTGTTCCGCGCCCGGGCTGCCTCGGCCTCGCCGCCGTGCTTCACCGCGTCTCCGAGCCGGTGGAGGATCTCCGCGAGCTCCTGCCTCGGGATCGTCTGGGTCTCACGGCAGAAGGAGCCCTCGGCCACCCGGACGAACCCCTCGTCCCCGAACCACTCGACCTCGAGCGAGGTCCGGGGGCCTACCTTGACCGACACGACCGCTGGCTTCATCGCGCGCTCCTGCGGTACTGGTTCCAGAGGTCCGTTGCGAGCTTCGCCGCCACCGCCGCATTGAGCGCCACCAGCCACCAGTACCGGTTCGCCGCCTGGATCGCCGCCGCGGCCACGAAGAAGACCGTCCACCCGACCTTGCTCGCCTTCACCGTGCACCTCCCTCCGCCGCCTCTACGGGCAGCGGCATCTCCCGCTTCGCCTTGCCCCGCCACTTCCGCCGGCGCGGCAGCACCGTGATCACCGTCCGGGTCGACTCCTCCCAGACCAGGCGGACCCGGCGCCCGGCGAGGAACGCCCGCCACTCCGAGCGCCCGCCGTGCAGGGGGCGCACGAACCGCGCTTCGCCCGAGAGGATGATGGCCTTCGCCGCGGAGACCACGCCCTCCGCGTTCCGCCGGACCCCGTACCGCTCCGAGAGCCTCGCCGCTGCGTGACCGCGCATGATCACCCTCCCTCTCTCGTCGCGGCCTCCTCGCACTTCGCGATGAGGCCCTTGAGACCGCCGGACGACTGCAGCAGCGCGAGGAGGATCGAGGCGTTGCCGCCGAGCTCGGCGAACCGCTCGTCCTCGAGCCCGGCGATCAGGGCCAAGCCGAGGGTCGCTTCGAGGTTCCGCTCCAGGTCGGGGACGGTCACGAACACCACCTCGCCCACCAGGGGATCCGCCAGCTCGGGAGCGTGCGCCGGTCTACGGGGCGCCCGAGCGACGAGGCGACCCGGGCGCCGTAGACCATCCCCTCCGACGCGCCGAGGTCGACGTAGAACGCGGATGCGGGCATGTTCGCTGGGACGAAGTGCTCCGGGCGCCCCCACGCGAGCCCCGCGTCGATGCCGAGCCGACGCTCCGCGAGGACGTCGTCCCGCAGGATCCCGGGCTGGGTGAGGAGCAGGTGCGAGGCGATCGGCGCCTCCCCGCGGAGGACCGAGTCGCGCACGGCGGCGCGCGCGTACCGGACGTTCCGCCACCGGAGGACCGTCGCCGCGACAGCGCGGAGGCCGGGGATCTTCGCGATGACGCCGGTCGGCCGGCCGGCGAAGGGCGACTCCACGATGACCAGGCGACTCATGAGACCCTCCGCCCGTCCGCGGTGAAGCGCGGCGCCGTGGCCGACCAGACGAAGTGGTCACGGACGTCGTCCCGGACCCGGCGCTGGTCCTCGTCCGAGAGACCCTCCAGCGCGGGCCACCACCCCGCGCGCCCGCGCAGCTCGATCCCCTGCTTCAGCGCCTTCAGCCGCCGGAGGAACGTCCGCGCCTCCGGGGCGACCTTGTCGTTGCCGATCAGCCGTTGCATGCGACCTCCTCGACGTCGAAGACCTTCCCCGCCGGCCCGACGACGACCTCGACGCGCGCCGGCCGCGCGCCCACCCGCTTCCGCACCACGTGGTCGCGGACCTGGCGGTCGTTCTCGTAGATGCCGGCGCCCGGCAGCCCCCTCCTCGGCTGCGGGTCCTGCATGGCATCGAGGACGGTCTTCACCGGCCCGTCGCCGTCCGGGAGGGAGGAGTCGAAGTGGAACGTGATGAGCACGTCCACGTCGCACAGCATCTTCGGCGCCCGCGCCGCGGCGCGCGCCTTCCGCCCGTACGTGGCGACCGCGCCGTGGAACGCGACCGCCTCGGGGGTCTTGTGGACGCCGCCCGGGTGCCGACTGTACTGGGCGTTCACCCCGACGGGCCGCCACGGCACCGTGAACCGGAGGACGGTCATCACGCGGCCTCCGCCTTCAGGCCGAGTTTGACCAGGGCCGCGTGCCGCTCGTTGTGGCGCCGGAGCAGTTCCTCCGCGCACAGCGTCAGGTAGTCCTCTGGCCAGAGCTTCGGATCCGGGAGCTTGGACCGGGTTCCCGGGAAGCCCCGGCCCGCGAGCTCGGGATCGCAGTCCCGGCAGATCACCGAGACCCGGTACGTGGGCGAGCCGCACTTGAGGCAGCGCCGGGCGTGACGGATCCGATCGGCCTTCATGACTCGCGCCTCCGCTCGATCTGCCGCCGGTGCCGATTGGTGCAGCGGTAGCAGTAGCCGCTGCGGTTCGTTGCCCCGAGCGGCCACCCACACCCGGGCCAGGCGCACCGCGCCTCCGTCATCGGCATGCCCGATGCGACGTGGCCCTCGCCGAAGGGGTAGGCGCGCATCTTCTGCTCCGAGCGCGCGGCCGCGATGCTCTCCAGGTCGATCACGCGCTCTCCTCCTCCCCCGACGCCTCCACGGGCCGGGGTCTGTCGTCCTCTGCGTCGAGTGGATCCGGGGTCCACTCCGGGTGGTGCCGCAGCAGCGCCGCGTCGTAGGCCGACCACTGGGCGGGGGTCAGGTCCCGGAACGTCACCGCACCACCTCGAGCGGGCGCCGCATCGACGGGCCCGAGAGGTTCACCCACTGCCCCGCGGTCCTGAGCCGGTCCGCGAGTCGCTCGAGTCCGTTCGCCAGGTAGCGCGTGCGGAAGTCGGCCGCGAGGAGGTTGGTCGCGATCAGCGTCTTCCGGTTCCGCTGGTATCTCGCGTTCAGGAGCCCGTAGAGCCGGGCCTCGAACGCGTCGTGCATCTTCTCGCCGCCGAGCTCGTCCAGCGCCAGTACCGGAGCGGCCTCCAGGCGGTCCCAGAACACCTCGGCGAAGCTGCTCGCCGTCGCGAGCTCGTGCAGGTTCACGAACTGCCCGCCCTTCTCGTGGACCGCCCACGCGAGGGCGAAGCTCTTGCCCTGCCCCGCCGTCCCGGCGAGGACCAGGAGGCGGGCCTTCGGCGGTGCCGCGAGGAACGCCCGCGCCGCGTCGAGCGCCGGGCTCGCGGACGGCGCGGCGAGAGTGCCCCAGTGCTCCTCTGGCACGCCGGAGCGCAGCAGCCGGGACCGCAGCGCCCGCGCCGCCGTGAATGCCTCGAAGTCGCGGATCTCGGCCTCGAGTTTCGCCATCTGGCGCCGGTACTCGGGATCGTCGTTCCGGGCTGCCATCCGGGCGGCCCACTCGCGGAACCGCGGGTCCTTCGGCTCGACGTACTCGTCCATGCGCTCCTCCGTCACCACGGCTTCTCGTCCTTCGCGAACGCTTCCGCGCTGCCCATCGGCGCCATTCCAGGGCGCTTCCCGGGCGGCAACGCCCCCGCCTTCCGCGCGAGCCAGCGCGCGTGCTTCGCGACGAACGTGTCGAGGTCGAGCTTCGAGCCCCAGAACTCGTCGGCCGCGGCGGCGTCCATGGCCGCGCAGATCGCAGCGACGCCGTGCTTGTTGCTCAGGACGGCGAGGCTCTGGGCTTGCGTCGTCGTGACATCGGGGCACGCGGCGCCAGACAGCTTCGGCCACACCTTCCCGGTCCAGTGCGCAACGGCCTCGAATGCCGGCGACCCGACCCCCACCCTCGCGATGCGCTGCGGATGGGCTGTGCTGTGCTGATCTGCGTTGTGCTGATCTGTGGGCACTGCGGTGTCCGGCGTGGTCGCATTGCGGTCGAACTCCGGTCGCAATGCGGTCGCATCGCCCTGTTCCTGTGGTTCCGCTGTGTTGTCGCGCTTGCTCCAGCGAGACCGTGCCCCGGTCCTTCCGGCCTCGGACCGCAGCATCGCCTCGGCGCGCTCGTCCTCGAGTCGTGGGGACGTCATCCGACCGTGGTCCGACGGGTGTGGGATGAAGCGATCACCGATGGCCGACCACACCGCGGCGAAGCTCTTCGGGCTCATCCGGAGGATGCGCGCGAGTGCCTTCGGGTCATCCGGGATCGACCCGTTCGTCCACGCGTGGAGGATGAGCGTGAACCACGCCCCCCGCTCGGTGACGGTCCAGGATGCGAACCGCTCGTCGGCGAGCGTCTCGGCCGGGAAGAACTTCAGGTACGGCAGCAGATCGCCGGCCATCCCTACTCCTCCCGTTCCAGGGCCCGGATGCGGACGAGGCCGAGGGCAAACCCGATCGCCTCCTCGGCAACGCCCAGGGGATCCCGGTAGACCTGCGACCCCGTGAACCGCGCGACGTGGTAGCCGACCGACTGCAGGTCGCGGTCCCGCTTCTTGTCGCGCTCCGCCTGCTCCTTGGTGCGCTCGTGGAAGTCGTGCCCGTCGAGCTCGACATCCACGAACACCCGCAGCCTCTCCCAGCGCGCCGCCAGCACGAAGTCGAGGCGGTATGCGTTGTGATTCGCCACCACGGGCACCTGGCTCCAGAGATCCATCTCGATCCCGGACGCCGAACTCACCGAAGCGCCGCACGCGCCCGCGCTCTCATCCGCTCCCGGAAGGCCGACGGGAGGCATCCAGCCGTACCCGGTGACGGAGCCCTGCTGGCAGCAGAAGGCCCAGAAGAACGCGCGCTCGATCGGCGACTCGAGCGACCCGTCCATGATGTCGAGTTGCTCGAGATACGCCTCGATGAACTTCGTGCGCAGGTGCGCGACCTTGTCGATGAGGTCCGGCCTCGCCATCTACTTCGCCTCCTTCCCCACCACCCGGAGCCTGGGCACCGCTCGCGGCGACCCCGCCTCCTTCGCCGCGAGCTCGGCCAGCGCGCGCGCCGCCTTCGCGGCGAAGTGCGCCGCCACCGTGGTCCGGCCCGACTCCATCGCCCAGGTGGCGATGTGCAGGTCTCGGGTGATCTCGCGGTCCGTCATGCGACCTCCGAAGCACGGACCGGCTCGGCGAACTGGGCCCGGACGATGGCCGCGGCGATCGGCGGGCAGACGGAGTTCCCAGCCATCCGGACCTGCGCCGTCTTCGTGAGCGGCGCCCCTTGGTACTCCGGCGCGATCTGGTAGGAGTCCGGGAAGCCCTGGGCGCGGTAGAGCTCCCTGGGCGCGAGCATCCGCATCCCGATGTCCGCGACCTCATACGCCTGGCCGTGGATGGTGACGAGGCCGAACCGGTCCTTCGTCGTCACCGTGTGCAGCGGCATGCGGAGCTGCGGGTCCTGGTCGGTGCCGTAGTAGGCGAGGAGGAAGGCGCGAACCTCGGCGGCCCGCGACCCGTGCCCGAGCTGCGCGGTGACCAGGGCGTGGTGGTCCTTCGCGGTGATGGTCGGGATCGCCATCTGGAGAGGTGCGCCGTCGTTCTCGTGCCCGCCGTAGTGGCGGGCGAGGAACGCTGCGACCAGGGCGTGCTTGATCCCGCCTCCGACCACGGTCCCGAGGGGTGCCTGGATGTCGAGGCAGCGCGGCGCCTGACCCTTCCGCTCGCCCCAGCTCTGCTGGATGAGCGTCGGCGCGACCAGCCCCGACACGACGAACGGGTCCCGCGCCTCGAGGACGTACCGCCGCATCCCGCGCGCGATCCGCCGGAGCGTCGCCTCGGCGAGCGGCCGCTCGCGCCCGAAGATGGAGGGGCACTCGAGGGACCAGTCCATGCACTCGGCCGCGGTCCGGTACGGGATCCGGCCCGGGCCGTGGGTCGGCGACGGCCAGACGATCGGCAGCCCGTCGGACCGCGCGATGACGAACAGCCGCTTGCGGGTCGTGGGGGCGCCGTAGTCGCAAGCGCGGAGCTCGCGCCACTGGACCTCGTACCCGGCGGCGCGGATCTTCCCGACCCAGATCCGGAAGGTGAGGCTCTTCCGCATCGGGTCGGGGTTCCCGTCGGCGAGGAGCGGGCCCCACTCGGCGAACTCCTCGACGTTTTCGAGGCAGATGACGCGGGGCTTCACCGCCCGAGCCCATCGGTTCGCCACCCACGCGAGCCCGCGGATCTTCGCGTCCCGAGGCTTCCCTCCCTTGGCCTTCGAGTGGTGCTTGCAGTCGGGGCTGAACCACGCGAGCGCGACGCGCCGGCCCGCGCACGCCTTCACCGGATCGACCGCCCAGACGTTCTCGCAGTAGTGCCGCGTCGCTGGGTGGTTGGCCGCGTGCATCGCGATGGCCTCGGGGTCGTGGTTGATCGCGATGTCGGGGGACCGGCCGAGGGCCGTCTCGATGCCCAGGGAGGCGCCGCCGCCGCCGGCAAACGAGTCGACGATCAGTTCCTCGGTGTGGATCCGCAGGACCGGGGGCCTCATGCCGCCCTCCCCGCCCGCGCCGGCCTCGTCGGCGTCCAGACCATGCCGTGCGGCTCGAACGCCGCGTGGAAGACCGCGGGGCGCGGGCCCCAGTAGGCGAACGACACCGGGAAGGGCGCGCAGGCCGCCGCCCCGACGAACCGCAGCCGCCCGCGCCAGTGACAGATCAGCGCCGCCGTCGAGACGTGGTCGTGGAAGTACGCGGTGTCGGTCCGCGACGGGAAGAGCAGGATGACCTCCGCCCCCCGCTCCGCCTCGGCGACGCACTTCGCGCACCAGGCCGCGAGCTCCCCGAAGTCCGGGTTCACGAAGCATCGCCCGGCCCAGGGCAGCTCCAGCCCGTCGCCGATGGTCAGCCGCTCCTCGAACCCCGCGATGACCCAGCCGTCGCCGAGGTGGTCCGGGATCCAAATGTGGTGGGCAGCGAGGCCCCAGGCGTCGGGGTGCCCGCACGGATCGAGATCGATCTCCCCGAACACCTTCCGAACCACGGCGAGTTCGCCCGCCGAGGTGCGCCAGTCGCCGCGCGCGGAGCGCAGCATGTACCCGCGGTCGCTCACGCCCGGTCCTCCTGGGCCAGCGCGCCCCGGACGATCACCGGGAGGAGCACCAGCACCGCGCCGAGGCACGTCAGCGCGACGGCGACGCTCAGGACGACGTTGTGGATCGCTCGCGTCATCGAGTTCCCTCCGCGCGGACCTGGCCGCGCAGTTCGAACAGCCGGCTTCGCTGCCGGCGCCTTCGGGTGAGGAGCCGCTTCGCCTTCCGCTCCGTCTCGGCGAGGCTCGCCTCCACCTCTTCCGGAGTCGTCGCGATCCAGTACCCGTCGGCGGAGGTCGAGCAGATCGTGACGTCGTCGAGGAGCAGGTCGACCGCCTCGCCGATGGAGCGCAGCCGCCGGCACGGGTACTGGCAGAGGATCCCGAGGGCGCGCATGAGCACCGCGCCGTGACGCGCGTTGGCGCGGCCGCGGCAGAAGGTCTCGAGGAGCCACCGCAAGCGCATCGCGAGCTCGGGGTCGCCCCGGACGTCCGCGCGCGGAGGCCGGAGGTCGAAGGACACCTGGCGCTCGGGGGTGTTCACGCGGTGGTCGCCTCCCGGCGTACGCGCGGGAAGAGCAACGCCTGGCGCCGGTCGCGGGGCTCGCCGCCGCGGCAGGCCTTGCACCTGGGGATGGACCGGATCTTCCCGTCGGGCATCCGCCGAAGACCGAACGCAGCGAGCGGCTTGGAGCGGCCGCACTTCGTGCAGATCTGGGTGACCAGCACCTCGACGCCGTCGGCCGTGAAGAGGCGGCACGCGATCGGGGTGCGCTTCGCGGCGGCCGAGGGGGTCGGTGGCCCACCCTCCTCGGAACCGCGCCGCCCGACCGGGTTTCCGGCCCGCGTCGGGTGCTGCTCGTCGCCGGTTCGACGTGCGGTCTCGACGCCGCCGATGCTGCCGGCGCCGCGCTGAACGGCATGCTGCTCCCGGCCGCCCGGGTCCTTCGCTCGTGGGTGGAGCGCGTCATCACCGGCCACCAGTTGCCCGTCGGCTCGGCGCTCCTTCGTGGGATTCGTTGCCGGCGCGCGGGAACCCGCTTCTCCAGTGAGGGAGGGGCCGCCGGCGGGCCCGAGAGAAGTGGCCGGGCTTTCCCCGGCCTGGCGCATGGCGTCCTCCGGGGAGCAGGCCATGCGAGAGCGGGCCACCGAGGAGTCGAACCCCGCCGCCGCGGTTTTGGAGACCGCGCCGCTCCCAGAGCTGTGACCCAGGTCCATCACCGCATCACCTCCACCGCGACCCGCGCGACGAGCACGGCGCCGAGCATCACGGCGAGGCCGAGGAAGCAGACGAGCGCGACCCAGGCCTCGGCCGCGAGGGGGCGCCGCGGAGGCGCGGTCACGGCCGGGCGCACCAGGCACTCGAGGACGGAGGTCCGGCGGGTGGCGACGAGCGTGCCGTTCACGGCGACGAGGTGCAGACGGGGGCGGCGGAGAGGGACGGCCATCGCTACGCCCTCGCCTCGAGTTCGTCGTTGAACCGCGTGACGAACGCCACGTGGAGCATCAGCCCCGGCATCCACTCCTTGACCGGGACGAGGACCCGCTCCTCCATCGGCTTGGGGGCCGGGTGCGTGCGGACCACCTCGGAGACCAGCGCTTCGGCGTTCTCGATTCGCTGCATGGATCCCCTCCTCGTGGGCTACGGCTTCACCATCCCGAGCCGCTTGGACACGCGCTCGCGCACGACCTCGTGGATGCCCATCTCGCGGAGCACGTCGACGGTGGCCGCGTGGCGCTCCTCGACCGAGGGCGGCGGCTTCGGCCTGAACTCGCCGTCCGCGACGGAGCAGATCGCGACGACCACGGCGGCCGGCCGGATGCGGCTCTGCTCGATGGCCCAGGTCAGCAGCTTCGCGGGCGGGTGAGCGGCCCCGTGCCGGATGCGAGAGAGCTGCGCCGCGGCGACGCCCGTGCGCTCCTCGATCTCGTCATCGGAGAGCCCCGTCGACTCGATGTCCGAGCAGAGCGCGGCAAGAACGCGCGCCCCCTCCTCCTCGTACGACTCGCGGATAACCCCGCGGAATGACCGCTGCTGCATGGCCCCCACAGCGATCGTCGCCTTCGGCTGACTGTCGCTGACGGTTTCGTTCCGGGCATGAGTAGACGGCATGACGGTGCGTCACCTTTCCGAAGTGCTAGCTGCGGCGGTCGGGAACCTGGCCCGGCGTGTGGCCGGACCGGCGGCGAATGGGCGCGCCCAGCTCCCGCTCGAGGGCGGCGCGCTGCTCGGGGGGCATGTCGGCGAGGGTGCGGACGGGGCCGGAGAGCTCGCGGGCCTCGACCTCGCCGCGGAGCCACACCACGCGCTCGTCGACGGGGAGCTGGGCGGTGATGACCCGGGCCAGGTCGCGAGCGTGGGCGCGGCGGCGGGCCATCTACCGAGCCACCTTCCGACCGGCGCGCCGAGCGGACTGCTGCTTCGCTTCCTTCGCCCATGCCCTGAAGGGCACGGCGCCACCGGTGGCGTCCTCGATCGCGAGTGCGTAATCGATGCCGGGCTGCCCCTCGCCATCGTGGGTCCACCGCCAGACCAGGGCGACCGGGGCGTCGATCTTCGCGGCGAAGTCACGGAGCGAGAGGCCGTTGCGCTCCAGGAACCGCGAGAGGAGAGACGTGCCTTCCATGAAGAAGAATGTTCACAAAAGTGCACCCCGAAGTCAAGAGGTACCCCACGGTGAACAGCCCGCAGTGCACTTTTCTGACCCTATGACGCAGCTCGATCCCGTAGAGGCGCGCAACCGCTGGGTGCGCTGGGTGTCCTGGTATCTCAGGACGCACCCTAAGGACGTGCCAACGAAGACCGCGCTCGCTCAACGATTGCGCGTGGTCAAGTCGGCGCTAACGCCGCTGCTTGATATCGCGGGAGACCGGGCCCCGTCCTTTGAGACACTGGTCGCGTCGAGCGATCTGATCGGTGCGCCGATCGATGTGATGCTGCGCACAGAGCCACCCTCGGAACCGCCTCCACCCCACCACCGCGTCAAGCGCTGACACCGGGTTATGGTGCGAGGCGTGTGGGCCCCGGCTGCTACAGTCGGGTCCTATGCCGACGCCCAAGGGGGGTCTCGCTGATGCACGGGCGGCGAGTACCGACGACGATCCTGTGCTCTCCGCGCTCCTGGCCGACCTGGACGAGGCCAAGGAGCGCGCAACCGCGGCCTGCGCAGCTTTCGACGAGGTCTGCCGCACCCACCGCACGGCACTCAGCGAGCTCGAGACTGCCGCGACCCGGGCGTACCTCAGTGCTGGGCGCGTGATGGCACTCGCGACGCGCATCCGCACGAGGTAGCCCGCCAGCCTCCCTCCCCTCCGTGGGAGCGGAGGCTTTTTCGGGTCCGCGTGGTTCACTCTTGTGCACGCGTTCATTTTCGTGTACATACTGGAGTCGTCAGCACGCAGCACGCCCCCGGCACCTGAGAGCGGGGGCGGGGAACCGGGAAGGAACGGACTCGACCCGACCCACGCTGCACGACGAAGGGCAGCAGCACGACGCGGAGGGGGTTGCGATGAACCGGACGAACACGACGACCGAGAGCAGCACGCAGCCGAAGCCCACGACGCCGACGGAGGCGCTGGCCCAGGTGGCCCGCCACCTCGAGAACGCGGCCCGCCACCTGGCGCGCGTGCGGGTGCGCACCGCTCTCCGCGTGGAGGCTCGGTAGCCATGACGACCCGCACCGAGTCCGCAGTCGCGCTGGTCGAGCAGGAGCTGCGCGCCGCCGGCGTGCCGGCCCGCATCACCGGCGAGCAGCGCCTCATCGACGTCGCGCTGTCGAGGCCGACCCGGGCGGAGTTCGCCGCGGCCGTGGACGTCATGAAGCGGCACCGCGGCGACGGCTACTCGTACCTGATCCACGCCTCGTACGGGACGACGGAGGTCCACTGATCATGGCCGCCAAGACCGAGACGAAGTGGACGCCGGGGACGCTGCGGATCGTCGACCTGCGGCACCAGAAGAACGGGCAGATCAAGCTCGTCATCGACGAGGGGATCGCGGGAGGCGACCACATCGCCAACGTGATGGCGAACCAGTGGCGCCCCGAGACGGGGACCGCCGCGAGCCCCGACGCGCTCGCGTGGGCGAACCTGCTCCGGGCCTCTCCGCACATGTACGCGGCGCTTCTGGCGATCGTCGCCGAGCATGACCGCGCCGCGGCAGAGATCGAGCCCGGCTTCACGTGCGGCTGCGACCGGGTCTGCAAGGTCGCCCACGCCGCGCTCGCGAAGGCGGAGGGCCGCTGATCATGACCACCTCCGCCCTCATCACCGAGACCTCGGCCGACCTCGCCGCGCGCCACGTGCACGCGCACGTCGAGGTGGACGAGCGCGAGCACCTGCGGCTCGTCACCGACCGAGGGACCTCTCCCGAGGAGCGCGCCGCCGCCGCCGCGATCCTCTGGCTCCACCTCCACCGCGCCGCGGCGAGTGAGGTCCACTGACCATGGCCGCGACCGGTCACGCCGTGCCGCTCGGCTACTGCGACGAGGCGGAGTGCGTCTCGGATCCGATGCCGTACTACGAGTTCGTCACGTTCGACGGCGCCGAGTTCTGCCCGCCGTGCGCGTTCGAGGCTGCCGCGCAGGTGGTCTCGCCGCTCCTCCGGCCGCACTGGACCCACACCTCGACCACGCTCCGCTCCGCCGAGGACGGCGTGCGGGTGCTCGAGCAGCTTCTCGCCCGCGCGAAGGCGCTGATCGCGGTCGAGCGCACGAAGGAGGTGCGGTGATGGCCCCCGCTGCCGCCGCTCACCTGATGGACCTCGAGTCCGCGCTCGACCGGGCCCGGCGGATCCACGCCCGGATCACCTGCGGCCCCACCAGCGCCAGCACCGTGGCGCTGCTCCTCGCGGCGGACTCGGCGCTCTCGGACGCACGCCGCGCCCACGACGAGTTCGCCGCCGCCGTCCGCACCGCACAGGAGGCCGCGTAGCCATGCGCACGATCTGGACCACCGTCAGCTGCACCGACCCGATCACGGAGGAGGACTGCTCCGCTCGCTGCCGCGTCACCCTCGGCTCGCGGCGCCCCTCCAGCCTCTACCCCGGCTGCTCCTCGCGCTGGGTCCCCGCCGACGTGGCCGCCGAGGTCGAGGTGCACGCGGTGGTCTCCGAGACGACCGGCATCGCGCGCGAGGACCTGGTCGAGCTGCTCCAGGCGGACGCGGAGTTCTGCGCGCTCGTCGCCGCGGCGGCCGAGGACGAGCACCGCGCCGCCCGGTGCGTCGCCGCCGAGGCGTACGGCGACGCGCGACGCGAGGACCGCCGCCTGAGCCTGTAACCGACCACCCCGAACCCAGGAGACCCCGCATGGAAGCAACCTCGACCGCACCTACCACCGCCCCCGCGCCGTTCTCGCCCGCGGCGATGATGACCGCCGCATGGGAGAAGCATCTCGCAAGCCGCGTGAAGGTCTCCCCGTGGACCACCACGCGCGCCTCCGGGATCGGGGACCCCTGCGAGCGCCGAATCTTCTACCGCCGCACCGAGGGCGTCCGGGAGAAGCCCTACGACCCGGACCTGCAGGCCATCTTCGACCTCGGCAACCACCTGGAGGTCTACGTCGTCCGGAAGATCGAAGCGATGGGGTTCGACGTCGTCCAGCGCGGGAAGGACTGGGCGGACCCCGACCTCGAGATCACCGGTCACGTCGACGCGCTCGTCTCCCGTGAGGGGTGGCCGCGCGCCGTCCCCACCGAGATCAAGGGCCTGAACCCCTTCACGGCGGGGACGATCGAGCGGATCGAGGACATCCGCGACCACGCATCGTTCTGGGTCCGGAAGTACTACGACCAGCTCCAGACGTACCTCGACTTCGAGAAGAAGCCGCTGGGCCTGTTCGCGCTCCTCGACAAGAGCGCCGGCCAGATCCGGTTCATCGACTGCCCGCGCGACGACGCGCGGATCGCCGCCCTCAAGGCGAAGGCCGCCCGCATCCGCGACGCCGTCCGGGCCCGCGCCGTGCCCGATCGGACCTCCGCGACCGGCGAGTGCGAGCGCTGCGGGTTCCGGCACCTCTGCTGCCCGGACATCGACTACGGCGACGGGCCGGTCGTGCTCGACAACCCCGAGCTCGCGGACCTCCTCTCGCGCCGCGCCGCCATCGAGGCCACCGGACGCGAGTTCGCCCGGCTCGACAAGAAGGTGAAGGAGTTGCTTCCCGACGCGCCCACCGTGCTCGTCGGCGACTTCGAGGTCACCGCCCGGAAGCAGGATCGCGCCTCCTACGTCGTCCCGGCGGGCACCTCGTGGGTCCGGAAGATCGGCCGCATCGGAGGGACGCACTGATGGCCGCCAACGGAACCTCCGCCGCGCTCCCCGCCGGCGCGCAGACGATCGAGATCCTCAACGACCCCGTCGCGCTCGCCAGGGCGACCCCGGACCAGCTCGAGCAGGCGATCGACCGCCGCAACGCGCTGATGGACAAGATCCGCGACGCCGCCGTCAAGGCGACCTGGTCCGAGCAGTGGACGAACATGGACGGGAAGCCGTGGCCCACCGCCGCGGCCGCGGAGACCATCGCGCGCCGATGCGCGGTGAAGGTCCACTCGGTCTCGTACAAGCGCGAGGAGCGCCACGACGACCAGGGGGGATTCTTCTTCTACGCCTACACCGGGACCGTCGAGCTCCCGGGCGGCCTCGACTCTGCCGAGGTGGTCGGGACCTGCTCCTCGCGCGACCAGTTCATCGGCACGGGGACCGGCGACGGCGCCGACGACCTCTCCGAGATCAACGAGGACGACATCCTCAAGGCCGCCTACAGCAACATGATCGTCAACGGGGTGATGCGCCTCCTCGGGCTCCGCGGCCTCACCTGGGCGCGCCTCTCGGAGCTCTCGGGCGGGAAGCTCGAGTCGGAGAAGGCCGCCCAGATCACACACAAGGGTGGCGCCCGCGGCGGCGGGCAGGGCCAGACCGCGAACGACGTCGTCCTCAAGTTCGGCCGCTCGAAGGACAAGAAGCTCTCCGAGTGCTCGGACGAGGACGTCCGCTGGTACATCGGCCGGTGGGAGGCCGACCTCGCCGACGCGGCAAAGGAGAAGTTCCACAAGTTTTGCAAGCGCGACATCGAGATCGGCCGCGCCATCCTCGCCGCCCGCGCGAACGCCCAGGCTGGCACCACCGCCGGCGCGCCCGCGGCGGACCAGAAGCCCTCGCCCTGGCAGCGCATCCGCGCCCTCGACCGCCAGATGCCCGAGGACGAGCTCAAGGCGATCACGAAGAAGGCCACCGGCAAGGCGAACGCGAGCCAGCTCGCCGACGCAGACGTCGACCTCGTGGCGAAGGCCATCGTCGCGCACCGCCAGGCCGGCGGCGACGACATCCCGTTCTAGGAGACCCACCCATGTCCCGCATCGTGAAGCTGGAAGCCGAGAACGTGAAGCGCCTCCGGGCCGTGACCATCACGCCCGAGGGCTCCGTGGTCACCATCCGCGGGGAGAACGGCCAGGGGAAGACGAGCGTCCTCGACGCGATCGAGTACGCCCTCGCCGGGGAGAAGACCCACCCGGCGGAGCCGATCCGCCGCGGCGCCGAGAAGGCCCGGGTCGTCCTCGAGACCGACGACGGACTCGTGGTCGAGCGCCGGTGGACCTCCAAGGGCACCACCCTCGCCGTGAAGACGAAGGACGGGGCTAAGTACAGCAGCCCGCAGAAAATGCTCGACGGGCTCGTCGGCCGCCTCTCCTTCGACCCCCTCGCCTTCATGCGCGAGAAGCCGGAGCGCCAGGCCGAGGTGCTCCGCCAACTCGTCGGGGTCGACACCACCCTCCTCGACGCGAAGCGGAAGCAGATGTTCGACGCCCGCACGGAGGTGAACCGGCGCGTGGCGGCGGCGAGGGCGCGCCTCGACGCGACCCCCGTGGTCGATGCGCCCGACGAGCCCTCCAGCGCCGCCGACCTCGTGGCCGAGCAGGAGCGGCGCCGGGGGATCCGGGACGGCAACGAGACGGTCCGCCGCGAGCTCGCGGCGGCGAAGGACCGGTTCCGCGAGGTGGAGCGCCGGATCGCTGCCGGGAAGGCCGAGATCGCGAAGCTCGAGAAGGCGCTCGCCGACGCGAGGGCTCTCCTCGCCGCCGACGAGCGCGACCTGGAGACCGCCCGTCAGCGCGGGAAGGCGCTCGTCGAGCAGGTGAACGCGCTCGCCGACCCGGACCTGGACGAGATCCCGGCGCGGCTCCGCGAGGTCGAGGCGGTGAACGAGCGGGTCCGCCAGAAGAAGGCCCGCGCTGCCCTCGCCGGCGAGCTCGCGGCCGCGGAGTCCGAGGCTTCGAAGCTCTCGGCGGAGATCGAGGCGATCGACGGTCAGAAGGCCGCCGTCCTCGACGAAGCGTCCTTCCCGGTCCCGGGTCTCGGGTTCGGCGAGCGCGGGGTCACGCTGAACGGGCTTCCCCTCGACCAGGCCAGCGCCGCCGAGCAGCTCCGGGTGTCGATGGCGATGGGGCTGGCCCTGAACCCGAAGCTTCCGGTCGTCCTCATCCGCGACGGCTCCCTCCTCGACGCGAAGTCCCTCGCCCTCGTCTCGGCGATGGCCGAGGCGGCGAAGGCGCAGGTGTGGCTCGAGGTCGTCGGGAAGGGCGGCGTCGGCGTCGTCATCGAGGACGGGCAGGTCGAGGGCGCGGCGGCACAGGCCGAGAAGGGAGCGGCGTAGCCATGACGGAGACGACAGCGACCTGCCAGACGTGCCCGTTCGCAACGCCGCTCGACCAGAGGCGCGAGGACGGGACCCCGGAGATCCGGTGTCACCACACCGCGGCGGTCAACGCTTTCGAGACCACCTTCCAGCGCGCCGACTGGTGGTGCTCGGAGCACCCCGAGCGCTCCGCCGTCGCCGGGCGCCTCGAGCTCACGCGCGGCGTCATCGGGGCCGCGGACGCCATCTGCCAGGAGCTCGGCGGGGCCGAGTGGTCCGACGCCGCCCACGCGGAGGAGATCCTCCGCGGGCTCATCAACCGCCACTGGAAGCCGCTCCGCGACGCGCTGCGCGCGCACCCGCTGGATGCCCCGGAGGCCCCGTGAAGACCGCGACGCGCTACCGCCCCGAGTTCGTCGTCGCGCGGGAGTCACGGAGGCCGACGTGACCCCCGCGGAGCGCCGCATCGTCGAGCGGCTCGTCGCCGCCGCCGAGGCGCTGATCGTCCCCGACGGCCAGATCGGCCGCCCCGAGGTGTGGGCGGAGAGGTGGGCCGCCCTCGGGCCCGCCGTCGCCGAGGCCCGCAAGCTGCTCAACCCCCGCCGCACCACCCAGACCAAGGAGTAGCGCCATGACCGACGCCGTCCCGACCAGCAGCCCCGCCCCCGTCGCCGCGATCGACCTCTCCGGCGTGATCCTCCTCGTCAGCCGCGAGGAGGTGCAGTTCCTCGCGTCGGAGCCGATGACGGAGGAGGGGCCCGGGTCGACCAACCTCATCACCATCACCGGCCTGCCCTACGCCACGGTCCGCGATCTCGCCAAGCGGTGGGGCGAGTCGATGCCCTGCTCCATCCGGTTCGGCTAGGGGTCCACGTGTCCGCCCGCGAGACCGCCGCGGTCCTCCTCGCCGCCCAGGCCGCCTCGGGCACGCGCCCGGCGCGCCGCCGCACCTCCTCCCCGCCTCCGGGCGCTGGAGTGGGCTCCCCACCCGCAGCCGTGGCCGCCGCCCCCCTCGGCGTTGCCACCGAGCGCGGTGAGGGGAGTCCTCTCGAGCGCCCGGAGGCGGCGGGCGGGCAGTCCGAGGCGACCGACGTCCGGGCTGACCTCGGGTACGTGCACACCCCGTCGCCGAAGGCGAAGGCGCCGACGGGTGAGGTCGAGTGGGTGAAGCCCAGCGGCTCCCGGTGGGAGGCTCAGGTCCGGCGCGTCAGCGGGAAGCGGTGCTGGGTGTACGGGCCCACGGAGGCCGCGGTGCGCGCCGCCGCGGCGACGGAGGCTCGGCGATGACCTGCTTCTACTGCCACAAGGATCGCCCCGTCGCGCCGTTCGATCACCACGACGGGATCAGCAGGACGGTGACCACCGTGGACGCGTGCTCCGAGTGCGTCGCGTTCGTCATCGCCGATCGCGAGGACGAGGCCGCGATGTTCAACGCGATGGTCGTGCCCGCGCCGGAACTGCCGGACATCGTGGAGCGCCGGGTGCGCCAGCCGATCCGGGACCTCACCGGCCAGCGGTTCGGGGACCTCACGGTCCTGCACAGCGTCGAGCTCCAGCGCGGGCGCAAGGTCCGCACGTACTGGGTCTGCCGCTGCGGATCCTGCGGGCGCTCCCTGCCGTTCCTGCCCGAGTCGCTCCGTCACGGCACGAAGCGATGCAAGGCGTGCGCGACCGCTCGCGCCAACCAAGCCGGCCCGCTCCGTGGGGTCGCTGCGACGCGGGTCGGGCACCCGCGCAGGAGGGCAGCGTGAACCGGGCACTCCGCCAGGCCCTCGAGGCGTCGCCCCAGGGGCGCGCGCTCCTCGCCGCCCAGGAGCAGGAGAAGCGGGACCGCCGTGCCCGGGCGAAGGCGCTGCGGAAGCGCGGACGGGCGCCGGGCCCGACCCGGGAGCGGCGGCGCGCCGAGGATGACGCGCGCGAGCTCGCGGGGAAGGCGGCCGCGATGCGGCGCGCCGGTGGTCGCTGCGAAGTCCACGAGAAGGGAGCCCGCTGCGACGCGTCCGCGACCGACGCGCACCACGCGATCGGTGGCCGGTGGAAGCGGGACGTCGAAAGCCTCCCAAACGGCGAGGGGTTCATCGCGGCGTGCCGCCTCCACCACGACCTCCTCCTTCATGGACCCGACCGTGCCGGAGCGATTCACCAGGCGTGGGAGCACGCGATCCGGGTCGGGTCGCGATGTCTGCGCCGGCTCGTGGACGCGGCGGCGGCTCGGTACCACGCGAAACACCCGGAGGGACGATGAGCGACAAGAGCACGATCGAGTGGCTGAACGGTGGGTCCACGTGGAATGCCACGAGAGGGTGCACCCCCTGCGCGCCCGAGTGCGCCCGGTGCTACGCCCGCACGTTCGCGGAGCGGTGGCGTGGCATTCCCGGCCACCCCTACGAGCAGGGCTTCGACCCGCGCCTGGTGCCGGACGCGCTCGATCTCCCGCTCCGGTGGCGGAAGCCCCGGACGATCTTCGTCAACTCCATGTCCGACCTCTTCCACGACGCGGTGCCGGACACGTACATCGAGGCCGTCTTCGGGGTGATGAGCCTCGCGTCGCACCACAGCTACATCCTCCTCACTAAGCGCGCGGCGAGGATGCGCGCGTGGCTCGCCGGCGCGACGCTCGCGCGATGCCAGGCAGAGGCCGCCGTCCGCGGCATCGAGATCCGCTCGCCCGCCGGGCGCCGTGACCGGGCGCGCGGGCCGTTCATCAACGGGCCGTGGCCGCTCCCGAACGTGATGGGCGGGGTGTCCGTTGGGACGCGGGACCGCCGGATCGACATCGCTGAACTCCAGGCGTCCGACCTCGCGATGCGGATGGTCTCCTTCGAACCGCTCCTCGAGGAGATGGGCGACGTCGACCTGCGCGGCATCGACCTCGCGGCGATCGGCGGGGAGAGCGGGCCGGGTGCCCGGCCCTGCAACCTCGCCTGGATCCGCTCGCTCGTGAAGCGGTGCCGCATCTTCGGCACGCACGCGTTCGTGAAGCAGCTCGGTGCGCGCTCCGTCGTGTCTCCGCCGCAGGGGCAGTGCCCGACGCCCGGCATCCGCGATCGGAAGGGCGGCGACCCCGCCGAATGGCCCGCCGACCTCCGCGTCCGCGAGCTCCCGGAGGTGACGCGATGACCCCCGGCGACATCCTGATCACCCTGCGCACCTGCGGCGACCTCCGACGAGGAGACGTGGTCACGGTCTCGCACACGAGTCCGAGTGGCGAGTACGTCTACCTCGACGAGCAGGACGGGAAGATCTCGTCCAGGGCCGACGCGTTCATGGTCGCGGTCCGCCGCCCGTGGCACGCGTGGGCGGACCCGGAGTGGGAGCGTAGGGCCCGCGAGGCGGCGGAGAGGTTCGTGCGGGAGGGGATCGCGGTCGAGGCGACGGACCCGGATGTGCTGCGGACGGCGCTGGTTCGGTGCGTGGCCGAGTTCGAGCACCGCGACTGGGGCCGCAGAACGGACGGCAACGCTCCGGGTCACGCTCACAGCCGCCCCGGCATCTGGGACGACGACAACGGCGCGAAGGCTGGCACGCGCTGCGAGTGGTGCGCGGCGTGGCCGAAGATCCGCGCCCTCGCCGAGAAGGAGACCTCCCGATGACCATGGACGAGATCGAGAAGCTGGCCACGGAACTGGAGCGCCACGCCCAGGCCGACGTGCGCACGGGCCGCTCCCCCGAGGACCGGCATCCGGCGCGCATCGCCGCCCGCGCCGCCCTCCTCCGAGCGGTCGAGGGGATCGTGCGCGAGCGGGACCGGGCCGAGTCCGCCCTCGTGGCCCGGCACGGAGGAGAGCCCCTGGCGCTGCTGGCGGAACTGGACGAGGCGCGCGCCCGCGCCGAGGCCGCCGAGAAGGAGCGGGACCGCCTTCTGGCCGAGCGGGACGCGGCGAACGCGACCGCGCAGAGGATCGCCGAGCGCCTCACCGCCGCCGAGTCCGCCCTCGCCGCGATGAGGCGTGAGGTCGAGGACCGACGCGACCGATGGCTGTCCGCGGACCCGGCGCCGAGCCCCTTCGATGCGGGCACGCTGCGCCTGGCCGGGACGGAACTGCGGCTCATGCTGGCGCGCCTGGCCGCCTCCCCTCCCACCGCCGCGCTGAGCACGGAGACAGAGGTGAAGCTGTGAAACGCGACGACCTGTGGCGCGGACGCTGCGTGACGTGGATGCATGAATCCCGAGGAGGCTACGGGTATCTGACCCCGGTCCCCGCGACGGTCGTCCGCGTCGGCCCCAAGCGCATCACCATCGACGCGCAGCTCGCGCGAGGCGGCACGAAGCGCATCACCGTCAGCGCCGAGTCACTGCGCGACATCCGCACGGAGGCGAAGGACAGCCCGGGGTCGTTCGCCTGCGCCTACCGCGCCCCCACCCCGACCAAGAGCAAGGAGGACCAGCACCATGGCTGAGATTAGGATCGAAGTGGTCTACGAGGCGAACGGCGGCGAGGAGCTGGGGCTCTACGCCGAGGGGCATCACGTCCCAGCCGACTTCGTGGCGGCTGTGGAGGCATGGAGGCTGACGCCCGAAGGCGCCTGGCTCCCGAGCGAGCTGGTCCCGACGGTGCTCCTGTCCGAGGTCCGACACGAGACGTGGCGCAACGAGGACGACGGCGACGGCTACGTGTTCCGGCCGGCGTCGCCCGGCGAGCCCGGCGCCTACCCCGTGACGTGCTTCGCCTTCGAGGGCGGCACGCTCGCTGCGCCTCCTGCGCCCGCCCCGTCTCCCCCCGAGACGCCCGCGACCGACTGGTGGGAACGTGGCTTTCGAGCGGGCATCGACGCGGCGTCGCGCGAGATCGCCCCAGGCCCGTACCCGTCGTGCTGTGAGGCCCACGAGTGCGAGACGAAGCAGGCGTGGCACCGCAGGAAGAACCTTCAGATCCGAGTGGAGGCGCTCCGGACCCCCCCCCCCCCCCCCCCCCCCCCCCCCCCCCCC